GGGTGTCGTTCTCAAAATCGGTGGAGCTGCATGACAAAGTCATCGGGCATTATCTGAACATAAAACACTATCAATAAGTTGGAGTCATTACCCAGGCATGTGTACGATATGCCCAACCCTGTTTTTCAGGGGAGGCGCAACGTTATGCGGGGGTTATGAACTCCTGGATGCGTAGCCTCCAGACAGAAAAAACCCTCGCCACAACGTTGCATGGAGGCAACCAGCGAGGGCATTCCTTATGTCTGAACAACAAGAGGATAGCCGCAAGCAGTTGCTGTTGCAAGTGTGCGGAGCTTCGTAATGACTCTTCAAAAAGCTTGCAAGTGGGTTGTGACCAACATCATTGTTCCTGTCATCATCGGAGCTTCAAGTTCTGTGTTGGCATCAGTGATTGCCTCACTTCTCCACATTGCATAACAACATTGAAGGGCGTTAGTTCGCAGTGTAACAGCAGCGCGTTGCGCCCGAACAGGCCACAGGGTAAAACCTGTGGCCTTTTTCGTTTTAGCCAGCCACAAATCCACATTGAAAAACGCCTTATACAAAAAAACCTGCCAGCTAACTGGCAGGTTTCTGAGCAGATCGACCAACCCGATCTGGATCGGACTGGAAAAATTTGCTCTAATAAATTTCGTTTTCTAAGTGCAAAGAATCACCATTTCGAGCTGGTGATTGAAGGTTGATGCAAATTTGGAGAAAAAATGCAACAAACATTCTATGCGGATATGAATATATCAAACCTTCATCAAAATGTCGATCCTTCAACCACTCTGCCTGTTATTTGTGGTGTTGAAATTACGACCGACCGCGCTGGCCGTTACAACCTTAATGCTCTACACAGAGCGAGCGGACTCGGTGCCCATAAAGCGCCAGCTCAATGGCTAAGAACGCTGTCAGCCAAACAGCTCATCGAAGAGCTTGAAAAAGAAACTATGCAGAATTGCATAGTTTCGTTCGAAGGCCGTGGCGGCGGCACTTTTGCCCATGAATTGCTCGCTGTGGAGTACGCAGGCTGGATTTCTCCCGCGTTTCGGCTGAAGGTAAACCAGACATTTATCGACTATCGAGCCGGAAGATTACAACCTGCTATTCCGCAGAGTCTCCCTGAAGCTCTCCGTTTGGCTGCCGACCTGGCAGAGCAAAAGCAACGGCTGGAGCAAAAAATGCTGATGGATGCACCTAAAGTCGAATTCGCCGAACGCGTTGCTACCGCCAGCGGGGTTCTAATCGGCAACTATGCCAAAGTGCTCGGCCTGGGCCAAAACTATCTCTTCACCTGGTTGCGTGATAACGGAATTCTGATCGCAACCGGTGAACGCAGGAACGTCCCCAAACAAGAATACATATCCCGTGGGTATTTCACCCTTAAAGAAACCGTGATCGATACAAGCAATGGAAGCAGGATTTCTTTCACGACTCGTATAACCGGCAAAGGTCAGCAGTGGCTGATGAAGCGATTGCTTGATGCTGGTGTGCTGGTACCTGTCGCGGCAACGCGCTAACAGACGTAGTAAGAACCACCAGCATTGTAATGCTGGCTAAAGTCACTTTCCTGAGCTGTATAACGATGAGCGATTTTACTTTTTCTGGCTATGAATTGGCCTGCTTTGTAACACACTCCGGTCTATCCCGTAGCGCCGGGCATATCCTGTCGCAATGTGCAAATCTCGCGGCAACAACCAGTGAATACTTCATTCACAAGCCTCACCGCCTGATCGCGGCAGAAACTGGTTATAGCCAATCAACCGTCGTTCGTGCATTCCGTGAAGCTGTAAACAAAGGAATTCTGTCTGTAGAGATTGTTATCGGCGATCACCGTGAACGTCGCGCTAACCTGTACCGGTTTACACCATCCTTTTTGGCCTTCGCACAACAAGCCAAAAATGCGCTGATTGAAAGCAAATTAAAGATCTCTTCAGCGGCAACCAAGGTTAAAGCTGTTCTCGCTAAGACATTGGCTTTATTTAATTTTTTATCCACACCCCCATGTCAAAATGATACCCCCTCCCCCTGTCAGGATGACGTGGCAATAAAGAATAAGAAGTCACAAATTAAAAAAACAAAAAGATCAGTTTCCGGCGGTACCGGAACGACCAGCCTCAAAAAACTGACTTCATGGATCGCTGAGGCAAAAGCAAAGGCTGACAATCTGCGGTTATCCAAAAAACGCGCTCAAAAACATGAGTTCAAGCAGAAAGTAGAGGCGGCAGCGCGGAAATATGCTTACCTGAAGAACAAGCGTTCTCCTGATATTGGCTGGATATCAAACTTCGATAATCTACCGCATTGCATGACGGTAAACGAAGCACTTAATGCGGTATTAGCCAAAAATAAAGATAACGAACAATGGGGTATACCGGTAGGATTCAGAGGGTGATAGATTGCTCTAATTATAACCATGCATACTTTCAACACCTCTAGTTTGCCATGAGGAAAACTCATAGGCGTCCTGGTAAGATGACGTAGTTAGCAAATCAGAACGTCCCATTATTGCAATTAATAAACAACTAACGGACAATTCTACCTAACAATAAGTGGAGTTAACATGTTGAACCGAAGAACATTTAATGTATTCTGCGATGAATCCTGTCACCTACTAAATGATCATAATAAAGTCATGGTATTGGGTGCGCTTTGGTGTCCTGGCACTATCACAAAAAAAATTGCTAGAGACATCAAGGGATTAAAATTAAAACACAATTTAAAACCTGATTTCGAAATCAAGTGGACTAAAGTATCTGCGTCCAAAGTTGAATTTTACTTAGAGGTCGTAGATTACTTCTTCAGCAACCCAGCATTGCGCTTTAGAGGTGTTGTTGTTCCTGATAAAGAGCAACTGGACCATGCTCGATTCCATCAAGATCACAATACTTTCTATTATAAGATGTTTTTTTATGTCTTAAAAAACATAATAGAAAGTAACAACACATACAATATCTACCTAGATATAAAAGATACTTTAGGTATTGAAAAAATTGAGAAATTAAGAGGAGTTCTTCACAATGATCGCTATGATTACAATCATGAGTCGATAAACAGAATTCAACATATACGATCTCATGAAGTGCAACAATTGCAGCTAACGGATCTTTTCATTGGTGCGTTAGGCTACGTTCATCGAGGAATGAATAGCAACGCGGGAAAAATCCAAGTCATAAACAGGATAAAATCACATACAAACAGGGAGTTACTAAAAAGCACTCTTCCAACAGAAAGTAAATTTAATATTTTCGTGTGGGAGGCTCGCTGATGCTTCAAATGCCAGATTTATTGTACTTCAATGGAAGTTGGCAAGAGTATATAGACGATGTATATGATGTTGTTAGAGAAGATATTTTAATCTCTAATATAACGTTTAAGGGTCTCCCTGTTCGATTACGTTATTCACCGGAATATGATGGGAAAGAGTTCGGATTTTGGCATTTAGTATCAGAGGGAAAAATAGAAGAAGAACGAATACCTGATCTTGAACGGTGTAAGCGGATCCGCTGGATCGCGCATATGATAAGGAATTATGACCATTGCGATATATCATGTTGGTCTGAAAGACGAGGACCAACTGAAGAGTGGGTAATCTGGAACGAGTGTGAAAACTACGTTGTTGTGCTATCCGCACGTAGAGACTATTGGCTTCTCAAAACAGCCTATGTTGTAACCTATGACAGTAAAATCAGAACACTCAAACAAAGCAGAAAAAGAGCACTTGGGACATAAAAAAGCTGAACCCGACACATATTGCTATGTATCGGGTTCGATCGCTCTTTCTACGCATGGTAGATGAGTAAGGTAAATCTAACCGATCTACTTTAGCTTTTCAATAGCTAGCTATAACTTTCCGCACATATTCTTCTGATAATTCCAGTATGGCGGTTGGGTTTTCTTATGCTTTCCTGCGCAGAGGCGCACACTTATTCAGCAATAATAAATGTAATTCTTTGTTATCCCTAAGTATTTCGACACACCAATATCGTAACGTGTTCACTTCAAGTGTAGCCAGCACCTTATGTCGAAGTCCTCCCTCCCCTGCACATAACGATGGCCGACATTCTGCTAAGGCACATAACCATGTATTGGCATCATAGAGAATCCAATAATGCTCCTCTGAAATAGTTTTGCATCCAATTATTTCGAATCTTCGTTCTATCGTTTCAGGAGAGTATGAAAAATCAATTTCCATAATATGCTCAAAATTTCGCTATACCGGCATAATTTAAGCACAAAAAAGCTCCCGTAGGAGCTTTAAAATACAAGGGGTGACTCTTAATCCCACTCAATCCAGTTGTAAACGATACGAAGTGACGGACGCACAGCGGCAGTCACATCTTCGGTACTAAAGTCGATTGCATCACTGTAGATTTTGCAGTCCAACATTTCAATTGTTGTAGCAGCTTTTGTCACAGCGTTAACCCCGGAAGATTTGGATTCAGGGGTCGCAGCCATCGTGATATCAACATAGTCCTTCGCCGCAATGCGATCTTTAATGAACTGAAGAATATCGCCTTCGATAGTCTCCACGCACTGGACCTGGATTTCCCCGGAGTTACGGATTGGACCGTGCTGGTTGAACTTCACACCATTCGGACCATAGTCCTCCACATCCTCGCGGGTCATTTCAGGAATTTGCGACGTGCGAACCAGTACACTGATATCTTCATGGCCTGCAAAAGTGAGCTGGAATTCAGAAGATACCAGTCGTTCGCCTTTGGCCGCGTTGGCAGTATAGCGGCCCTTAATAAATTTACGGTTTCCCTTAGTGTTATTGTGCCCCATATAAAATCCTTTTACTGGAACGCCCGAACAATATCGGAGCTGTTATATATCGAAGAACCGGTCAACTGGAGGTTGACGGTGTTTTTCAGGAAATGCCCATTGCTGTCCCTGGGTGCATCGAGATCGAAACTTATGTCCTGGATAGCGACATCAATGATGTTGATCCGGCGACCAATGTTTAGCGTCACACGCTCCGGGATTCGACCACCAATACTGGCATCTTTAAGTTCCGGGCTAATCATCGCTGACAATGCGGCGATAGCTCCTGAAACCTCCGTGAATGGGTCAAACAAAGCGATGAAAGTTACTGGCAGCGTGAAAGTCGGCGGTGTTCCCCCCTCCCAAACCATTAAGCTGTTCCAACGGGCCACCGACGTTGTTTCAGTACCAACCTGCGCAAAACCACTGAAGGCACCAGCAACAGAACCCATGGACATACCAGTAAAAGGTGCTTCCCAATTCTGGGCCATGTTCATTGCCGCCCCCTGGCTGATATATCCGGTAACCTGGTACTGAGAGTTCGTTAAAGTAACTTTCAGAAATGGCGATACACCGTCAGCCTGGCTGTAAACCCCATAAGGTATAGGTGCCATTCAAGTTAAAGGCCGGAGTTCTCCGGCCTCCTCCTTTAGCCGAGGCGCTTACGGCGCAGTTTCATTGACTTTTTGCGGGCCAGTTTTGCCGCGCCGGTCTGGGCTTTACGGCGTGCTTTTTTCAGCGCCGATTTTTGAGCCGCAGTCAGACGTTTTTTACGCAGGCGTTTACGGATGAGTTTGATCTCACCATTACGAACAACCTTCTTAAATGCTTCAGTCAGCATTTCATCAGAAGTTCCAGCAACAACGAACGCCGCTTCCAGTTCGTCGCGGTCGTCGCTATCCAAACCAGCGATAGCGGAACCAACATCAGCAGCTGCGTCGTCGTCTTCATCGTCGGCCAGTGCTTCGATCAGGTCATCATCTACACCGCATGCTGCGAGGAAGTCAGCAACATTTGCCCATGCTTCGTTATAGGCATCGTCCTGTTCTTCTGTAACTTCGGTGTCGTCGTCGTCAGAGATACCCGCGATAGCCTGAACGAAACCATCAAGGGAGTCGAAAGTCAGATCACCGCTATCAGCCCAGGCGAAAACGGCGTCGGCCGCATCACTCAACGCATTCTGCATAGCACTTCGATTTGCAGCTTCCAGAATCATCTGGTGCGCCTGTTCAACGGTCCATTCTTTACCTTCTTTCCCTTCCAGGATTTGCTCAGGAGCCTGGTCAGGTGGAACGTTCTCGTTAATCTGTGCCGCCGGTTCCGGATTATTATTAATAATCGGATCTGCTGGCGGTTGTGCGCTTGCTCGGGCAGACTCCATCAGCTGCACAGGATCAGAGTTCAAAGCGAAACGGGACAGTCCATTCCCCAAAAATGCCCCGGATTGAAAAAAGTTTTTGCTCATTGTATTCCCTTACTTAATAAGCAGCGGTACGCCCTGGATACGACGGGCTACGCCAGTCGGGCAGCAGGCCCAGACTACTTCCCATTTATCGAATTCCGCCTGCGTAACTTTCAGCACATACGGTTCTGTACCGTCAGCATCAGGATCACGAGGAGCCACCAGAGCGCCGGAGGCGACAAAGCGATCTAAAAGTTTGGTCATCCCTTTAGTCAGGCCAACCGCAGTAATACCGTCCGGGCTATGCTTCATCTGTCGGGCTAACTGGACAAAGAAACGGCTGATTGCATTCATCAGGGATGGGACGTGCTGGAAGTGCAGATAGTTATCCTGCGTGCAGCAAGTTAAAGCATCATCGATGATCATCTGGCCCGAAGTACCTACAGATACTTTATTGAGTCGGCCCTTGACCATAGCTTCTTCGTCCGGGGTGTCTTCAGGATACAGCGGCTGAAGTGATGCACGAGCAATGACGGCACGTTCTTCACCAGCCGGTGAGTAATGCCAACCGCCGACATCGGAGTTTTTCTTAACGCCACGAGCTTTCGCCGCATACGCCGCGCCAGACAGACCGAAGACAACACGGGATTGGGTCCATTTGTCTTTGCAGGAGAACGGGAAGTGATAGACAGCACAGCTTACATAATCGGTACCAAGTAAACCGGTATCTTCAACAGCAGAGATCGCTTCCGTGTACGTCAATGTCGGTTTGACATCAAAGAAGCCATCAATCAGGCGATCAGAACAGATATTACCTAACGCGGTGATCGCCGCATTGTCATAGCAACCCAGGCCGAGAACAGCGGTGTACATGTACGGCGCATTGTTCAGCACCTTAACCGCACGCAGGTAGGCTTCGGTGGAGATTTTCGACTGATCGCCGTTGGTACCGCCAGTGAACGCCAACGATTTTTTGTTTGTTACTTTCGCCGTCGAAATCAGCTCTTCATTAACAACCGCGCGCAGATATTTAGAACGGGCTTCCAGAGCCGTAGGCAGATAACACAAGCGGCCCATGTCATCTTTCGCTTCTTCCGCCAAAGACACAGTGTGTGTCTCCAGGGTCGTTACCACACCGAGCGAAGTCGTCTGGGTCAGTTTTAAGAGGAAGCGTTCATTACCCGCGCTGTCCGCTGTTGCCGTTTCGATGGTTAACTCACGGGTAGGTGAAATACACGGATCACCATCATCAACGTAGATAGCAAAGGCTTCGCCACTATCAAGTTCAATTTCAGAACCGTATGGCAACGCACTGTAAGCCGGTTCGCCTGATTCATCGAACATAATAATCGGGAACTTCGCATCATCCGGAACAGCGCGAACAACATAACCAGACGTTTGCTGAATAGCTTCGTATACATGGCGAATTGGTTCGAACTGTGGGCCGGAAGACGGCTTCAGCGGTTCGCCGAGAACATCTTCGTAATTGGACTCAGTAACCGCAAGAACAGTAAACGGCTTGCCACGCGCAAATACGCCAATACCAGCCCACAAGCTGCTATTTAATGCAACACCGGTAGATAACGTCGCATCGGCATTGATCGGGCTAACCGCGACGCCGGATGCATTACCTAATGACTGTTGAATTGAATATTGAGACATAACTTTCCCTGTTATGCGCCCCGCACGGGGGCGCTATGTTAAACGGAGAACTTCCCCTGATTACTCAGAGTCACCGGCATCAATCGTGTCGCCGCTTATGAAGTTAAGCCCGCCTTTTTTGGCCATTGTCAGCGTTACACGAGTGAAGTAATCAGCGCCGTTGCGTGGGTGCATATCGTTGATAGCCGAACCCCACAGCGTGGTACGGTTGACCAGCGCCGGAGTGGTCGGATGCTGGAACGGGATGGCCGGGACAGCATCACCAGTCACGAAGCCTGCTTTACCCGGATTTTCATCACGGACGTAGCACAGCACATCCATCGAGCTGAACTGAATGTTCTCTGTCGTTAAGTTCTTACAAATACCAGCAGGTACTTCGTACACTTTCACGTTACCGAACAGGGTACCGATGAAGTGAACATACGGAGTCTGGATATAGTCTTCGGCTGGCTGGAAGAAATCCTTCGGCAACTGTTTGAAGAAAGATGCTGCATCAGCACCAGCAAACATCCCCATCGCACCAGAAGATTTAACGCGCTCAATAATGTCGCGATATACAGTCTGGAATTTGCCACGAATGATGGTTGCCCATACATCAAAGGACTGGTTAACCGGCAGAGCGATGTCAAAGGTGTCGGTCGCAAGAGTACGCCAGATCATGATGCGAAGACGCAGCATATCCTGTTCATGAGACAGGTATTCCTTCAGGGTGCGGAACTGTAGGGAACCCAGGTCCAGACCAAATTCACGCTGTGCTTCATACGCCGCCTGTACCGTGTGCTCAGCCGCGATAACGAACTGGCTTGGGAACAGGGTGTATTTCTTCATTTCGTGGTTGATCAGCGGGATCAGCTCAGGAGCGGCTTCAATATTGATTTCCGTCTCAATTGCGATCTCAGTGCCTTTATCCGGCGCTTTGGAGAACGACAGGGCAATCTGACCAATGTTGTAGTTCAGAGAGCAGGTAACAGTGATTTGCTCACCAGCAGCATTAGTAAACGAGTGAAGTAGGCTGCCGGAACCGTTATCAACAACAGACTTAATACGGTTAACGTAGATGTTAGTGCGACCTTTTCGGATTGGTACATTCTGGCCTTCGAAGTCTTCCATCTTGAAGGTTGCGGTTTTGCTGGTGCCATCGGAGCTTGCCACCAGCACATAGCGGCGACGTAACTGGCTGTACACACCGACGGATTGCATGTCCAGAACATCACCAGCAGCATAAGAACCAAAAGAGGAACCTGCCACGTTAAAGACTTCATAGATGTCGGACTGGTCACGCGTAACCGGAATGAAGGTACACGCATCAGCGGTAGCTGCCCCCAACTGAACAGGCAGGATCATCGCGAGGAATAAAGGCAGACGCATAACACCGTCAGAAACGCTCATCATCTCTGCTGCGACGGATTCCAGCATCGCTTTATTAGTGGCATCCATGCTATTGCGGGTGGACTCAATCAGGCAGTTTTCCAGCGTCTGGTGGCAGGAGGCCAGAATTTCCGGACGCGGCATAGATTTATGTGCTGCGGCGTAGTCAGCCAGTGCACTTGCCCACGCTGTAGCGATTTGAGCGGTGGCATTATCAGAGATACCCGCAAAAACCGGGTCTTTACGTGCAGCTTCAAGGATAGATGCGGCACGCGCGGCATCATCTTTAATGAATTGGTTATCAGTACCGAACTGCGCAGTGCTTGCCCAGCCAAGCACAGCTTTAGAGCGTTTTGCGATATCTGCAATACGATTCTGGTATTCGCGTAAGTTACTCAATTTACTCTTCCTTAAACACAAGGCACTTGTGTGAATCCCTTTTCGGAAGAGATTTTATTGAAAGTCACTTGTTGACTTTCTCGTGACAAGCAATTTTTTTATTTTTTTCGGGAGTAGGGGCGGAAGGTAAAATCCAAGGTGAAATCGTGGCGATTTCACCTTGAAATTTTAGATGGATTTACTTTAAAAACAGTAGGTTAATAGTGAAATTTGAATGGCGAAAGTTTAAGGCTTCGGCTTTTTATCGAGGCTCTTTCTAAGGATATGCCCAATCATCCTGTCGAGTTCTTCCTGTAGCTCTTTTGAAAGTCGATTAAACTCATAAGAAAATGCACGGCCTTTCACGCGCTTCCTTGCAAAGCGATCCTTGTCCTCAAATTTCCATAATTCAGTAACTACGGACTTATCTTTAGAACCTTTATCCGTGAGTAGTGAGGCTTCCTTTGTTATCAAGCGCAGGATTTTATTTTTAACTTCATCTTCGGCCATTTCTTCAATGGATAAGATGTCGTTTATTTCCGGGGATATGTTTTGAATAAGCTGATCAAACTCTAAATTCTTGTTCCCCATTTCGTCGCCAACAGCACAAAGCGTTTTGTAGTCCGAAAAGGTTAATTCCGACTGCACAGGGAAAAGGGCGACTAATTCTTCCGGAGCACTCGCTGCCTGGAGAGCACGCGTGACCTTCGCCTGAGACAGCCCTTCTTTGGCTGCAATATCCTTCTGACTCATCCCATCATTTTTCATTCGCATCAAACGCAGACCTATTTCTCGAATGCTGTGCTGCAATGCTGTCTGAACGTCTTTCGCTAAATTTTGCGCTTCCTGAACGCTGATCTCCTGGTCCGTGACTAAAACCCGCAACCCTACGTTCTCTAAGATGGCAGAAGCTCGACGCCGGGAACCATCCAAAATTTCAATTTTCCCTGTAGCCCGTCTAACACCTATTGCAGGGTAAAATTGCTGATGCTTAATAGTGCTTCGGATACTTTTTAATGATTTTGGCGTAAGAGATGCCTGGTCACGCCCGTTGTTATGCTGATCAACAAAGGTATCGCTTTCTACCTGGTTCGGAGGTATTACCTCTTCAATAAATGTGGCCTGGCGACCAGTTGATAACTTGAATACCTGCTCGACTCGATCGCCAGAGGCTGAAGAACTATCAAATCCGCTTAATATTGAAGGATTAAGGGTTCGCCCAATTGTTGGTCTGTTTTTCTTTGACATGGGGGTTTCTTACTCCTCAGTTAGATCTGATAAATTCAATACGGTCAAAAACTGCTTTAGCAAAATCTTCCGCGGCAATTCGCGCGTTCTTCAATGCATCAGCACTACCAACATACGTTGCCGGGTTAGCTGAAATAACAGTGTCAAAAGACTCGCCGCAGCGTTCAAAACCGTCAAGGCGAGGGAGGACGACATCAAGCATATCCCCACCGAACACTTCTTTAGCCAGGCTATGGCAATACTTATGGTCTGCCTTGTTACTCAACTTGGACATAAAACCAATGTTAGTCGCAAGCTGGCACTCGCAGCCTTCATCCGAAATGAGTTTCACCAACTCAGGAAGGCGGGCAACGTATTTAAGCGATGAGTGGAAATCAACCGTTGCAGGCGGCAGAGGTGTAAACAGTATATTGGCCGAGGCCAAAGCATTTTTCAGGAAGGCGTCAAGGTGAGGACCACTATCAACGAGGATAAAGTCATAATCGCTCTTCAGCTTATCAATCACATTTTCTTTCAGGACAGCATGGATGTTCTGACCCGGTAGATGCTCATTGCACAGCTCTCTCCAATCGGATGCAATAAAGGCATCGTCAATCGACGCAGGCATAACGTCAACCCCAGGTACAACAGAAGGAACAATAAACTCCTCTAACAGCTCTTCACGGCTTACATTCTGCAACATAGCCTGTGCAGATGTTGCGTTTACGATACCAATAGAGTGTTTATGGCTTAAAAACATCGTTGCTGAAGATTGCGGATCAAGGTCAATAACCAGAATCCTTAAATCTTCCATCAGAAGATGAGGGTGAGCACGCATTGCATGCGCCAGAGAAACCGTCGATACAGTTTTTGACACACCGCCTTTAAGATTGGAGATGAAAATCACATACGCTTCGCTGTAGCGATCCCGGTATTTTGGCACTCCGCGATGTTCATATATGTCAATGATGTTCTGAATTGACATCGCATATTTCATTGAAGAGCCAGCAGGGCGTTTATCGAAAACATAACCCTTTTCTTCCATTTCACTCACGGCATAGTCAACGTTCGCTCGAGTCAGTAGAGGCAATTTTGCCAGTGCCGCTTTCGCATAGACCTGGTAAAACTCGTTCGCGTGTAGCTCATCCTTTTGCAACTGTACTTGTTCAGTCAGAACATTGAGCATTCTGTTTGCTCTTTGAGCAACCTTGTGAAGCTGGCTGGAATCACTCATCGAAAGCCATCCTTTATGCTGTATTTTTGAATTTAATTAAAAATGCTGCATAAAATAATAATGTATGCACAGATGCTTGTACATAGCATTCTCTGCATGTTTGGTTCATTTTGCACGATTGAGAGTTACAAGGAGGGCACAAAAAAGCCCCGTTCAGGGGCATCAGTGTTATTTGCTAAGAGCAGCGAATAATCGTTCGAAATCGATAGTATCTATAGCACGCGTAAGCGCCGGAAGTTCAGCCTCAAAGTACCCGTGTCGATCGTAAAAGAAGGGACCGAAGAGCGAGGCATGTTGGATTCTACTTCGCCCCAGCCCGGACACACAGTTAAGCCCATTACCGGCTAAAAGGCTAAAAAACTTCTCTGGATTATCGTGGTAAAGCTGGGAATCAATGGTGGCGGTTAACTCTTCCATAGGGAAGCACACCCGCCTTGTCTCCCAGGAATATTTAGTCCGAAGCATAAACATTGCTTTCAGCAATTCACATTGAGCGCGGATCGCGTCCGGTTCATAGCCAGATATGGAGACATAAGCCACGTCCCTCATTCCTGCGTCATCTTTGAAAGTCACGATAGAAGTAACATCCAGCTCTTTTTCGAAAGAGCGGGCAGCATCTACTGGACGCTGAAGTAAATCATTCGACTTAATGCGCTCGAGAATCCCTCCCCACATATCATTTAGATATTCGATATGAGCCAAAACCTTATCAAGACACTCTCGTGTAAACCATTCAGTATGCCCGCCACCAGCGCTTTTCTCCCACGGCGCATTCCAGGGGAAAAAGGTTGCGTGTAAAGCCCGCTCAAGATTAACTATTGCCAAACGCGTACCACGATAGACCCGTGAAAGCGCAAAATCGGGACTCACTTGTAGCCCTTTAAACCGTGCCAATGGACCACATGAAATGCCGATTTTAAAAGTATCTCCATTCTCCGGCACCAGAACGTAGAGGTAGTGTTGTTTCTCTTCTTGCATATCAATACCACTGCTTGATGAGAACCGCGCAAATGTTGACTATGCGCGAAAGTTAATGTGAATAGTTGACTATGCGCGATGTGACTACAGTCAAAAGTTGACTGTAGTCGATTTAACTCCACCAAAGATCGACTATGTAAGATATTGTCGGGAGAAACGTTGACTATACGCGATGAAATGACCCTAAAAGCCATCTCAATAGCGACTTGCAGAATATTGACGCCAGCAAAAATCCACCAGCGTCAACGAATGTCGCCTATAGTCAACTTCTCGCTATCGCATATAGTCAATATTATGGATTGCGCTTATGGATCTGGAAGCCGATTTTCCTGCCGTTTTTTATTTCTGAAAATTTAAGATATTCAATAGCTTCCAAATCTTTCATGGCTTTTCTGATAACGCTATTTTGCACGCTAACGGATGATTTGAGATTAAGCCTTGCTCTAAGGCGCTCAATGCTGACAGGTGCCGGGTTGGCGGGTAGAGCCTCAAAGAATGTATACAGTACCTTGGCCGTCTCTTTGCGCCCGAGCTTATCCAGCATCTTCAGCTTCAGGATTCGCTTATAGTCAACATAGTAAAGTTCAGATAGCTGTTTCTGCGGCTGGATCTCGATAACATCAAGCTCGGTATTCAGGCTGCTATATGCCAACAAGTTGACGTTAATGTTATTGAGATGACCTTTTGCCGCCGGGAAGCGGAATTTGACAACTGTCTGCTGAATGCGTGTCAGAGAGTCATCAATACTTTTACGGAACGCCTTTGAAAGGCGCTTACGTGGATAGCCGCATCGATCGGCAAACTCGGAGAATGGCAGGGTGATTATGCCGTCATCATCAGGTGCGTAGTCAAACAACGCGGAGGTTATGCCCACCCACACCTTAAAATCAGTATCCATATCCAGGCGTGGGCCATGAATTTCAATTCCCTCATAGCCTTCCTGCTCAACAATTTTAAGGCTTGATAGTTCTTCGGTTGCGTTCGTTGTGTTTGTAGTAACTGACGATCCGCGACGTAGTGCCACATTGGTAGATTTTAAGGTTGGCACAAACACACCTAAGCGCAACAAAGCGATAGGTTGTATAGTGCTGTTGTTATTGGGCTTCAGGCTGTGGATTTCTCCTGTATTTCCTGCAACTTCTTCAACGCTAAGGAAGCCTTTACTTTCTTCCGGCATCGTGGTTTCTCCATGTGTGGCGCGGCCTGGCGTTAATTTAGATGACTGTTATCAACAGCTGTGAATATTCAGGCTCTAAAATCGCGTACAGTCAACGTTTCTGTCGCGTATAGTCAACAATAAATCGCGTGCAGTCAACATAAAATCGCACACAGTCAACATAAAATCGCGTATAGTCAATGTTGATCCCGTTTCAGGCCATGAACGGCGCGGCTTACAGCGATCCGGGATCTTCTTTGGATCTTCCTAGGTTCTCTTTGGGATCTGTTTATTGGATCTATGCTGTGGATAAGTTGAATAAACCGGCCAACATAGCCGGTTGGAAGGAAGGGTATTATTCTACGCTTTCGATAAGAAGACCATGTTCATAACATTTAAGCTCATCGCCTTCGTACAGGAATTGGTATCCAATACCACCATTTTCATGGACATTAGGGAATAACTCATAACTCACTGAAGAGCAAATCACACCAATGCAGCGATCAACGCCTTCTCGTTCTTCAGTGCTGAAAAAATCCTCTTCGGTAAGAACATGAGTACATTGCTCATCAGCATAGGTCGGAAATACATGCTCAATGCAATCCGGGTGTTTTAAACCAAGCTGAGCGGCAAGCTCGAAAGCATGACGGTATTGTTCAGATCCTGGCTTGCCAACAGTGATGTGCTCAATTTTGTAGATTGAAGTCGCTTTGTTGATAGTTTGCTTAACTGTTACTTTATCAGACATAAAAATCCCTTTTAGTTACCGCTGATAGCGCGGTTGTAATCATTAACGTTGCGATTCTTCCTGTTAATCCCCATCAGCATCGTTTCTGTATCGAGGATATACGCTGGCAGATCATCAAAATATTCACTGCTAAACTCCGGCATCCTGCACATAAATGCACTTTTGGGGGCAGGGTGGTTAACCTTTGTCGGCGTTAAATTCGCTGATCGACTCCCGGAGCAACCGCTGAGTGTCAGCAGGAATGCGCTGGCGAACATTACCCGCCGCAACCAGTTGTTTCTGAACTTCAGCTTTTCGTTCCATTTGCCTGTCAGCATACTTGGCTTGCTCTGATTCATTTTTCACTTCCTGGCTGTGAAAATGTTGCTCTGCTTTGTTCATCGTCTCAATGGTCTGGTTAAGATCCATTATTGACTTATCACGTTCCTTAACAGCCTGATCAAGACTGCCAATTTTCTCTATGGCTTGCTTTAGCTGATGACGTTCCCATGCAAACCCAGCACCAACAAGTGCGCAAATCAGAACAAGAACACCAGTAGCAGCAAGTTTCTCCTTCAAAGACAAAGCTGTTTTTAACGTAGAAAAGAATGACATGTCTTCCTCCTGAAGAAAAATTATCAATGAAGTCCTTTGTTACTGTGCCGCTTTGTTTAATTCATCAAGAACAGAATCAGGAACCAAAGCAGCAACTGCGCTGGCTGTGCTGGCCTTATTTGCTGATGCTTCCGCAAGCGCGGTACCGATAGCATGGCCATAAGCAGTTATGGCTACGTTGGCGCTTTCATTCGCTCGTTCATACTGCTGTTGTAACGCAGTTGTGGGCGCTGTTGTCTGGTTGAAAACAACCCCAAACTGTTCAGTTGCTACTTTCAGAGATTCAATTTGCTCTTCTGTTAGTGTTGGTGGGGGAGTGGCAGTGCCGCCGCCTGAACCAGAGCCTGACGAGCTTACTGAGCCAGTGTTAAGGGTCTGGTTAATCTCCCCCATAGCAGCGACTAAACTTGATGTATTAAGCGCGTTAACAGCGTCCTCAAGCGATTTAGTAATATTCACATCACCAATGGCAATAGAGATCGGCAGTTCTGAAACTTCTCGCTCATTAGCACGGCAGTAAACATCCCAACCAATATCGAGTTGAAGCAGCATTGACAGATCTGCATAACCAGCCAACAGGTCCGCGTGCTTAGTTGCCAGTTCTCCAATGTTCGTTAAGCCGGTTGTGGTTGTTCTTATCGTTGAAACATAGCAGGTAATAGTGTCGGGATAGACAATTGTATCCAGAATTAATCCGGTCAATTCTTCTGCAAGCAGTTTTGCTGTGTTAGCACAGTTTCGTGCCGATGTTATGGCACCAGGTGTTTTCATCCCACCGGCGGCGGCCAATTTTTTATATGCGGATAACTGGTAGTCTTTTTCCAGCATGATATCTCCTAACTTACCTGAACCAGGCCGTCTCCGGACGCTACGGTAGATCCGCATGAAACAGGGTCACCAACGCATACGATCCCTTTACTATTGACGGTAAACCATGCCCTGGTTGATATAGCTTGCCCACCGTGCGTACTGTTTCCATCGGTATGCTGTGCATATTGCTTACCATCAACTAACACTTCGACTCCGTTGACTTTAAGTAGTGGTTCACTCTCTACAGGAGGCCTGGATGGGAATCCTCCGTGCCCCGAACAAATGCTGTCTTTTGTTGCAATACTTGCCACGGCATCACCAATAATTTGCTCTGGTTTTCTTTATTTTAACTTAGGTTACTTGTGGTCTACATGGCGTCAACTATTGCATAATTGCCCTAATAAATATTGTTTTTTATGTCTTGTTTTCGGTACCATTCAGCCATCGCCCTTCAATGGGTATTTGTTTGGAGTCGTCAGATGCAGATGGAGCTAATAAGTCGCAAAGAGTTCGATAGCCGTGTAACCAGCGGTGAACTCGACAACTTGCAGGCTATCAAGGTGAAAGAAGGCTTTTGCCTCATTGGGAATCAGAGCGGAACAAATCGCGTTTTTATGCTTCGCCGTACGGATTTGAAGCCATTTGTCTGGAAGAACGAAATTGGTCCCAGCTCATACGCTCAAACGAGGGGGTGCCACAACCTGGCATTTTTCTACAAAGACGAGCTTTCTGTGGTTGATATTCAAGGGTTACAACATGTTTAAGCACTGGAAAAACATTACTATTTATAAACTTTCTCGTGAGGCGGATCTGACCGACTTAGAAGATAAAAAGAAAATGATCCTTTTCACGCCATGCGGTAGTCAGGATATGGCCAAGTTCGGTTTTGTATCTCCATTTGGTGATAATTCCGAAGTTATCGCTATGCATGGAAATGGTTTTATCCTTGTTGAAGCAAAGCGCGAAACAAAAATTCTTCCCCCGCCGGTTATCCAGCGAGCTATTCAAGAAAAAATTGAAAAACTTGAGCAAGAACAAGCGCGTAAACTGAAGAAAACAGAGAAGGACTCCCTGAAAGACGAAGTTCTGCATTCTCTTCTGCCACGGGCTTTTTCAAAGTTTTCTGTTATCCAGGCGATCTACGACGGTTCAACTAAACGTATCTATATCAATGCCAGCGCGCGACAGGCAGAGGATATGCTCGCGCTTATGCGTAAATCTCTGGGTTCTCTTCCTGTTGTGCCCCTAAGTGTTGAAAATCAAATTGAGTTAACGCTGACCGACTGGGTGCGTGATGGTAGTGCTCCGCAGGGATTTCAAATGGGGGATGCGGCAGAACTTAAGGCAGTGCTTGAGGATGGCGGTATTGCCCGAGTGAAAAAGCAGGACTTGGGAAGTGATGAAATATCCACACACCTGGAAGCTGGCAAGCTCGTCACTAAGTTGGCACTCGACTGGCAGAACCGCATTAAATTTACACTGGACCATAACTTCAGCCTTACCAGCGTCAAATTTGCGGATGAATTGCTTGAGCAGAACGCTGATATTGATAGTGAAGATGTTGCGCAGCGACTGGACGCAGATTTCTTCCTGTTGACCAGTGAAATTTCGTGCCTGGTTGATGCTCTGGTAAATGCCCTTGGCGGAGAGGCTAAGCAGTGAAAGAGCTGTGCTACGGATCTGTTTGCAGTGGAATTGAAGCCGCGAGTATTGCCTGGGAACCGTTGGGTATGCGTCCGGCGTGGTTTGCTGAAATCGAGCCTTTTCCATCTGCCGTTCTTGCGCTCCGCTGGCCCCATGTCGCCAACCTTGGCGACATGACAAAACTTGCCAAAAAAGTCTTGGCTGGGGAAATCGAATCCCCTGACGTGCTCGTCGGGGGAACACCATGTTTTACCGCGGGGCATATGGTTCTTTGTAAAAATGGTTATAAACCAATAGAAGATGTTTGCCCTGGCGATTACGTAGTCAGTCATCTCGGGCGGTTACAACAAGTAAAAAGAGTTGGTTCAAAAATAGCTAATACGGGGTTACTTAATGCCGTTGGGCAGCCTTTAGGTATAAGAACAACCAATGACCATCCCTTCCTGGCTGTTCGGTGGAAAGCCCAAAACACCCGGAAAAATGGCACATATTTTAAGAGAGAGTTGTTGTCTGAACCGGAATGGCGAGCAGCATGTGATATGCCGGGATATCAATGGTGCGCTCTAACTAATTTCAATATTGCATCTCCAGATATTTGTTCTCGGTTCTTGTCTGAAGAACAGGCTATGTATCTTGCGGGCGCTTATGTAGGCGATGGATATATTAGGAGATGGAGAGGTAAATCTAAGAAGGCGGTTGTTTTTGGCATAAATTGCCAGAAATTGAGAAAGTTTCATTGCCACATACCAGAAAACATGTTTTCCGTGGCAAGCGAAATCCGAGGGAGCATCAAAGTAACCTTGAATGATACGTGTTATGCCAATTGGCTTAATGAACATTTTGGCGAGTTAAGCCATGCTAAACGTATCCCTGCATGGGTGATGTCGCATCCATTGCGTCATGTGTTTTTACAAGGCTATCTTGATACTGATGGGACACCAAGTGGTAAAGCGGGATTTAGAATTAATAGTGTTAGTCCTGCGCTTGCTTGGGGCGTTGCGGGGTTGTCACAGACTTGTGGTTATGTTTCTTCGGTCAGCTTTATTGAAGTTGAGCCCAAAAAAGTGATCGAGGATCGCGTGGTAAATCAACGGGATTATTATCAGGTAACAATCTGCCCGCAGAAATTGTCACGTAAATCAAGATTGGCTCATGGAATGCTTTTACGAACAGTCAAAGAGTTTAAATCGGTAGGCCTAGATACTGTATACAACATAGAAGTCGAAGGTGATCATTCCTATATCCTCAATGGTGCGGTGGTCCATAACTGTCAGGCATTCAGTATCGCGGGATTACGTGGTGGGCTTGATGATGAGCGTGGCGCGCTAACTTTAAAGTATGTGGAGCTTGCAAATGCAATTGACGACAAACGGGCTGAGTCATTTCTCAAACCAGCCGTTATCGTCTGGGAAAATGTCCCAGGAGTCTTGTCATTGGCAGATAACGCCTTCGGATGTTTCCTTGCCGGATTGGCTGGAGAAGATGTGCCATTTGAACCAGGTGATCGACCTGAATCAGGAAAAAGCAACGCGTTCTGGCGGTGGGATGGCAAAACCGGTTGCCATGTTCCAAAGTGGCCGCAGTGTGGTTGTATTTATGGACCGCAGCGAAAGGTGGCCTGGAGAATCCTTGATGCCCAATACTTCGGAGTGGCACAACGACGCCGACGCGTGTTTGTTGTCGCAAGTGCTCGAACAGACCTCGATCCCGCAACGGTACTTTTTGAGTTCGAAGGCGTGCGCCGGAATATTGCGCCGAGCCGAAAAAAGAAGGAAATCGCTTCCGCCATTATTGCAAATGGCGCTGCAATCAGTGGCGAAAGCCTAAATCCATGCCTACACGCTGGCATGTCTCCCGGTATGAAATCGACGAAAGCCGTAAACGGTTTCAGGATGGCGGCATTTGGGGAATATATTGACGATGAAACCGCATCGACAGTAAAGGCAAGAGATTTTAAAGATGCCACTGACCTTGCCGTTTTTAGCAGCACAGGAGCAGGTTTTTGGTCAGAAGGGCATGGTACATTGCGGGCACGTGAGCAAGAAAGCCATGAGCATCTTGTTACATTGGCTTTTCCTGAGCGTATGAGCGGTACACAACATGCTGCAACTAAGAATACTTCACCATCTCTAATGGCTAAAAATCCAACAGCTGTTTGCTATGAAGTAAGAAACGCAGAAGTAGCTGTCCGCCGTCTTACCCCTGTCGAATGTGAAAGGCTGCAAGGTTTTCCTGATGGGCATACGTTGATCCCGACGGAAAAGCGTAAAAAAGTTAATTCAGATGAACTGGCATATCTCCGCAATCACTATCCAGATTTAAGCGAAGAAGAGGCCGCGATGCTTGCAGCTGACGGACCGCGTTACAAAGCGATCGGCAATAGTATGGCAATACCAGTAATGCGCTGGATTGGCGATCGGATTACTAAGGCCGTATGTCGGCAGAAAGAAGGAAGTGAAACAAAAGAGCGAAAAGTTAAACCAGCGACAGAATTCGAACGGTCCATATTCAAATGGGCTGGTGGAAAATTTGGTGTTCTGGAACAAATCTTTCGCTATTTGCCAGAAGGGAAGCGCCTGATTGAACCTTTCGTTGGTGGCGGAGCTGTCTTCATGAATGCCGGATACCAGGAAAATCTGCTAAATGATGTGAATGCTGACCTGATTAACTTTTACAAGACTCTGCAACGCGAGGCGCATTCACTTATCACTCTGGCACATCGTTTCTTCCAGGACTACAACACACAGGAAGGATACCTGGCAGTACGGAATGCGTTTAACAAACAAGTCTATGATGATTTACATCGCGCAGCGGCGTTTTTGTTCCTGAACCGACATTGTTTTAACGGATTGACGCGTTACAACCAGGCCGGTGAGTTCAATGTCGGTTATGGGAAGTATAAAACTCCGTATTTCCCATTACAGGAGATGGAAGCCTTCCTCGGTGCGGAAGGGCGGTCTGAGTTTGTATGCGGTGATTTTGCAGCGGTGATTGAAGCTTCCGGAGAAGGAGATGTCATCTTTTGCGATCCGCCGTATGAACCGCTTCCAAATACAGAGGGATTCACGAACTATTCCGGTCATGACTTTAAGTTTGAAGAGCAAAAACGCCTGGTGTCTCTGTTGACGGATGCTCATCGTCGAGGTGCAAAAGTTCTCATTACTAACAGTGGCGCGCCAAACATCAGAGAGCTTTATCATGACAGTGGCTTCAGAGTGGAACCTCTTTTTGCCAGACGTTCTGTGTCTTGTAAGGGAGACACTCGAGGTGTTGCTCATGACGTTATAGCCATATTGCTCTAATAAATTTATTAGTGTAATATCGACTCAATGAATCGTGATTTATAGAGCGATTTAGCTGTTAGCCGCGACAGGCGCGGCGGCAAGTATGGCGGGGTAGTGACTCCTTCCCCATCATGACGCCGAGTTGCCAGGTTGACCATACGCCTAAGTGGCAACACCGAAGTGCGTTACGAGCTTCCAGTTTGCCCATCTTCGGGTGGGCGTTTTTTTCAGGGTTTTCGTCATGGTTAGCGACTTTGCGGCGGTTTAGAAACTGACCATTAAAGTAAATGCAAACGATGATCTGATGATGGTAGCGGCCTAAGAAGCCAGATGCCACGGGGTATGAGTCGTCCCCCGTCAAAAAATCGACCGCAGAGTGTCCCCGTCTGTGTATTAGGGAACGGGGAGGCACAACAGGTAAGGGCGCTGGTGTGATTAACCAGATGAACGAGAAGGGGCCATCTGTTGGTCAGCGTCCTTTCCTGTTGCGTCTTCTTTTCAGCGTAACAGCGGTGCTTAACAGCACTTTGGGTACAGTTCCACGAATTTACGGGTATATCCCGTCATGCTGAAAGCGCTAATCACGCTGGAAGCCAGGGTTATGCATCCCCTGTTACCGAATTGCAACCAGGGCGCGGTGCGCCGAAAAGCATACGGAGGTGGAAGCCCTCGCCGGAGACGTACCCGGCAAGTGATGGTGTAGCTCAGCGGTAGAGCAGTTGGCTGTTAACCAACTGGTCGGTGGTTCGAATCCACCCACCATCGCCAATTTAGGGGAGTTAGTCCGTAGAGGTAGCGGGGGAGACTGTAAATCTACTGTCATTGCGACTCGGGTGGTTCGACTCCATCACTCCCCACCAAATTGCCGGTTTAGCTCAGTTGGTAGAGTGCCTGCCTTGTAAGCAGGATGTCAGCGGTTCGAGTCCGTTAACCGGCACCAACACAACAGGTAAGGGTATTTTGCGACGTCGGAGATCGCCGTGCTTGGCAGAGGGTTCGAATCCCTACGAAGTACCCTTACCGTTGTGATGAAGTGCAGCTCTTTGAAGCAACCAGAAGATAAGCATCTGGCTTCACAACATAAACCGCAGGAACGACCAATAAACGGTAGTCCGTATGGAGAACACCCCGTTGAGGAAGAGGCCTGGCCGGAACCGTAACCGGCACTACAACGTTGAGAACACTGGCGTAACGGGGTCATATCCCAATCTATGAATAAATGTTGCGTTGCAGCGTGACAACCAGTGTTCTCAACATTGTGGTGAATGCACAGGCTGATGTGCCGCAACTACAGTAGTGCGCGCTTTGCGGGGCTTGCTACAACCCTGTGTCGGAGTTCAGCACCGACCATCACAGTTTGATTCTCTGGCATGAGCATAACGCTGAAATAAGTCCAGTCTGGTGCGGCCCGATCACCCGCCGTTAGCTCCACGAAACGGAGCACGTAACAGGTAAGAGCATTCTCCTGTAACGGGTTCATATCCCAATCTACAGGTCCACCAAGAATGCTCTTTCCGTTGCGGTGAATGCGGCTAAGCGCACGCGGGGAAATGGTTATATCAGTACATTCATTTCTCCTTGTTTCCCCGTCCACGGTGGATAACCAGCCAAAGGACACCGGGAGGCACCCGGCACCGCAGCTTTTTTATTCGTTAAATAATGGAGTGAGAGGATGCAGAACAATCCGAACAAATGTCGAACGCTATGGGTGCGGTTATATATTTATGCCGTCCTCTGTTTGATTGTGTCACTGGTTCTGTATGTTTGGCTTTTGCCAAATATGATCTCATCTAACAGCACAATACTTGTATTGTTGGGAGTCCTTCTCGCGCTCATTTACCCAGCTTTCGCAGTAGTCTTTTTTCGTGAAAAAACCAGGAAATTAATTAATGAAAAAAACGTTGATTAGTGCAGCGATTATTTTGGGTTCTTTATGTCTGACCGGATGCGATCGGGTAGAGCCAGGTAACGTAGGGATCAAAGTAAATAAGCTGGGGGATGATAAAGGTATCGGTGAAGTAGTTGGCGTTGGTCGCTACTGGACAGGCTTGAATACTGAAGTTTATATCTTCCCGACCTTTAAGCAAATGAAGACATACGATGAGCTGTTCAGCTTCCAGATGAGCGACGGAACAACCATTGGTTACCACATCGGCGTAGCCTACAAGGTTGATCCAGCAAAAGTCACAACGGTATTTCAGACCTATCGCAAAGGTGTAGATGATATTACTGATACCGATCTACGCCAGAAGGTTGCAGATGCTCTGAACCGGTTAGCCAGCAAAATGACAACCGACAAATTTATCGACGGTGGCAAATCCGAATTGCTTGATGCAGCCCTTAAAGACATTCAGGAAGAAATGACGCCAATCGGCATTCAGGTGATGAGCCTCTCTTATGTAGGTAAGCCAGAATACCCGCCAACAGTTATTGACAGTATTAACGCCAAAGTCACGGCAAACCAAAAAACCCTGCAACGCGAGCAAGAGGTCAAACAACGTGAAGCAGAGGCCAACATGCTGCGCGCGGAAGCTGCCGGACAGGCTGATGCTATTCGCACAAAAGCCCAGGCCGAAGCTGATGCCATTCGTTTACGTGGTGAAGCTCTGCGCCAGAACCCCGGTGTTATGGAGTTGGAAGCGATCAACAAATGGAACGGTACATTACCGCAGTATATGACCAGTAATACCGCTGTTCCGTTTGTTCCGGTGAAATAAAAGCGTAAGCAAAATTGGCAGTAATCCGGCCCTTTAGCTCAGTGGTTAGAGCTGGCGACTCATAATCGCACGGTCACCGGTTCAAGTCCGGTAGGGGCCACCATATTTGGTTGTAACACGGCGTCTGGCACATGCGTCGTTAGCGGTCTGGTGACGTTAAAGGGGTAACCTTTCCCCTAGCTCAGGCAACAAACCAGGTAGCCGGAATGTGCAAGCCCCGTTCATAGCGTCGGACTGCGGATTCACCATCTTGGCGATTCGGTGTGACAGCCGGGAAGAGTCCGGCGAATTAATCCTGATTTTCTGGTGATGACTCATATCGTTAGGAGTGATTTGAGTATGCCGATTATATCTGACATTCAGCACGCCTGGGTGGAGTGCTAATGTCTGCATCCCCTCTTGAATCCATGCCAAATTCCCTTAGTGCAGAACAAGCTGTACTTGGTGGCTTAATGCTTGATAACTGCCGCTGGGATGAAGTTGCAGATCGTATAGTTACTGATGATTTTTATACCAGTGCTCATCGTGAAATTTTCAGTGCGATGGAGAGGTTATTAAGTCATGGCAAACCGATTGATTTGATAACACTTGCTGAAGCACTTGAACAGAACGGTAAATTAGAACGCGCCGGTGGTTTTGCGTACCTTGCGGAGATGTCAAAGAACACGCCCAGCGCGGCAAATATTTGTGCTTATGCGGATATCGTTCGTGAACGCGCGGTTGTTCGTGAAATGATTTCCGTCGCAAATGAAATAGCCGAAGCTGGATATGCGCAGGATGGCAGGGGCAGCAATGAATTGCTGGATATGGCCGAGCGCCGCGTTTTTGAAATAGCTGAAAAACGACAAAAGAGCGGTAGTGGTCCAAAAGATATCGCCAGCATTCTCGATGCAACGGTATCTCGCATAGAAGAGTTGTTTCAGCGACCACATGATGGTGTAACGGGGCTTGATACGGGATTTACCGATCTCAATAAGAAGACGGCAGGGCTTCAGCCGTCCGATCTCATCATTGTCGCCGCCCGCCCATCTATGGGGAAGACCACGTTTGCGATGAATCTCGTCGAAAATGCTGCAGTTCGTAACGATAAGCCCGTATTGGTTTTTAGCCTTGAGATGCCGAGCCACCAGCTGATGATGCGCTCACTGGCTTCTCTTGCACGCGTTGATCAGACTCGTATTAGAACGGGGCAACTTAACGACGATGATTGGGCGCGGGTTTCTGGCGCAATGGGGATTCTGTTGGACAAGCAGAATATTTTTATTGATGACTCAAGCGCCCTGACACCTACAGAGCTTCGTTCCCGCGCTCGTCGTGTTTATAAAGAAAATGGTGGTTTGAGCATGATTATGATCGACTACCTGCAACTTATGCGCGTCCCCGAGCTGCAAGATAACCGAACGCTGGAAATTGCCGAGATTTCTCGCTCACTGAAGGCGTTGGCGAAGGAATTACAAGTACCGGTGGTGGCATTGTCACAACTTAATCGATCGCTTGAACAGCGTGCGGACAAACGACCGGTAAATTCAGATTTACGTGAATCAGGAGCAATTGAGCAGGACGCAGACCTGATTATGTTTCTGTATCGCGACGAAGTTTATCACCCGGATAGCGAAATGAAGGGCATTGCCGAGGTAATTATCGGAAAGCAACGAAATGGCCCAATTGGCACGGTGAGATTGGCTTTTAACGGCCAATACTCACGGTTTGATAACTATGCCGGTGCTGACTGGCAAGAGGATTATTAATGCAATGGAATGAGGAAAAGCCGATGAACATCCTGATCATTGGGCGAAAATTTGCAGCCATCAGTGATGTGAAAACATATACGGAAATGTGGTCTTATAACCTGGCCTGCGCCTTTAGTGAGGCAGGGGTAACATTGCAATACCATCGTCCATATTCCCCTGGCGTCGAAAGCCCCGAGGATTATGTTGAAGCTGTGTTGACTGCTGCGACAGCATGTTCTGCGAAGGCCATTTTGGCACCAGGATTGAGGTATTTTACTACGGTACCCAGGGAAATAGGCATGCAACTGTGTCGCCGATTCTCTGGATGGGTAGCCCAGGTATATGACGGTTCTATGCTGGATTCGGCACCAGTCGATATTACTTTTACTGTCCGCGATGATACCTGGCGGTACCTGGATAATCCCGGTCGGTTAGAACGTCATAATCGCTTTAACAAACATGTTGGATGGGCAGCGAATCAGGAGCTGTTCCATCTGGAAACCAAAACGGACGATGTTCTGCGTATTTTTGTAGACCACGCTGCATTTGATGTTAGTGGTTTTGATCACTCCTTAAGTATCCTTATGAACCTTCAGCGTCTGACCGTTCCGTATGAGGCCAGAACGTTGACTGATGACGGATTGGTTACCATTGATCCGGGGAATATTTCGGTAACTCCATACAGGCGGACGCCGGTGCCAGCAACCGAATTTGCAGCTGAATTGCGTAAGAGTGACGTTTTTATCGTTACGCATCCCGAAAGCCTTGGATTAACTGTTCTTGAGGCGGCAATGTGTGGGGCGTTGGTATTAACGCCTCCCGATTGCCTTCCGCCAGATCGCCTGGCTTTGGTGAACCATATGGTTATCAAGTCGCGGATTGATTGGGATGAGGTTATTGCTCGCGTTGATCGCGTGAAAAATGCTGAAAAGGTCCAGTGTCACACCTGGTCGGCAATTGCGGAAAAGATGCTTGAGACGTTTATCACGCAGAAACCGTCGCGCGGTAACGGATAAAAAATTGAACCCGTCATAACAGAAAAGCCCGAACGCCGGGCTTTTCTTAAGCCTTGTCAACAGAGACTTGAGCGGCTTTTATGGATAGATTCCCGCTGGCCTCTATCGCCATACTTCCCCCCGCCTTCAGGGCGACATCCGCGCCTGACTTTATATCGAGATTTCCTGCGGAAGAGATGAATGCCGGACCTTGAGAAATGGCATATAACTCCCCGGCCTCGTTGAACCCGATTGTTGTTCCACTTTTCAAGTGCGTAACGGCCCAGGCTCCGCCCGCCGTCCGGACCTCCATTAGTCCGTTCCGCGACGAAATAAAGTCTTTTTTGGCGCTGGTTGATGGTTGTGCTGGTGCACCTTCAACTTCAGGCGGTACATAGCCTTCCCCTTGTCCTGACGCTTCAGGTGGCACATTGGGAGCGCCACCGGATGCATCCTGTGCATAACCGATTATCAATGGCCATCGAGAATCCCCATTGTAGGGAAATTCTACCCATACTTTATCGCCGGGCAGAAATGGTGAAAACGTGTTTGCATTGGACAATATGGCTTCTGCCCACGGCAATGAGGCATCTGGTAGCCCATCCATCATGCCGACAACGCGTATTTGCGTACGCATCAGACCTTTAGGGTCATCGACGCTTACCACTACAGCCCGATACTTCCCTGTCAAACTACCCATTCACCACTCCTAACTGTGCACGGCTGACAAAACGGAAGCGGTCTTCGAAATGAGTCACGGACATCACTATCATTTTGTCAGGGATAGATTCATCGAGTTCTCCGTCACCTGCCGTGTTATGCACGACAATTTTCAGCGTCGTACCCGGAGTTAGCACGGCATTTCCTTCCACCAGCATATCGAGGCGGGGGAGAATGAATTTGTTGTAGTTCGCCAGCGCGGTAGGATCGGGATTGCTCGTAAATTTAATGGGGTCTTCCTGGTTACCTGAGTAAACCACACCTTTGGTCATGTCATAACTGGCCATTCTGTAATTATGGCGGCGCTGGTATTCATAATCGGCATTCAGGATGTTGAACTGACTAATTGTAAATCCGGATGTGTTGGGATTGGCGGACTCATAAGTAAGCGATGGAGCGGCGTTTGCCATTTTTTCCATACTTTTAAAATTGATCGTCCCCCTGGATGCCCAGCACATAGAACCGGTATCCCTGGCTATCTCCTGCAATACCTTGGTCGGTTTTTCTCCAACATTTAGGTGGTATGTGGATGTTTTTCTGAATGAGTCAGCATTTACCTTCAGACCAGGGGCAAGAGAGGAAACTACGGCTGATGGGGGCTTATCAACAAAATACTGTGCGCTGGTGGACGGAACTTTTAATAACCGCACCGGGTTACTAAACGCGTAAATCAGTACAGTATCGTCCTTGCGCGGCGCTTTAAGAACAAAGAACTCTTCTGAGAAGAGGATGCCGCCATGACCTTCCGGATCACCAAGTGAAACGGTCAGTATTGTCCCAAATTTCACCCCCAGCTTATTGACCACGTAAGCCGTTGAATCCCTGACCATGAGCATAAGCTGGGGACCAGATAGCTCCCCAGGTTCGACATAGGTACATCCTACGATCATTTCGCGAGGGATTTCGTTCTGCCCAATTGAAACAGATTGCAGGAATAGCTGAGTGCGTTTTGAATCAGTTTCCGGGGCTGTGGTGGTCTTTGTGGCCATCTCATTCCTCCAGAATTTTCGCTTTTACCGTTATGGTGCCGGTGGTTTGCTGCATATAAGCCAGGATAGGAAGCTCCGCCACTACTGTGAGGTTCAATCCAACCGCGAACAGCCTGTTGTCGGCGGTGCCGGTGGTCAGATCCTGAAATGCGATTGATTTTTGCCCTTCTATGTAACAGGTAACCGGTATCTCATAACCGCCGACATTGGCAGTGTGAGTGAAAGATGCCTGCCCGAGGCTGGCATACATTCGTAGCCAGAATGCTAATGCAGTTGTAACCATCCCAAGAGATTCCTTCTCGTCACTGGCTATCCATAGCGAATATTCCAGTGAGAAAGGGATAGTCGATACCAGGGCTTCAATCTCATCATTTTCATTGGTGACATGCCCTTCATCGTAATTATCCCGGCACAGTTCACCTTCATAAATTGAAAATGCGGGAGAACGAGACAGATTCACAAGCGGCATTGCCAGCTTATTTACCGGGCCAGCAGAGGCTGTATCTTTGCGCCCGGCGCGATCGGCTTCAAATGACGACAACCACTCCTTCACATCACTAAAAGTGCCGAGCGTTATGCGATCTCTTGGTGTGCGTTTCAGGAACTCCCGGAACGACTGGTTAATGCGATCATTAAAGCTGACAACTTGTGAGTCGAACGCTTCGTTTAAAGCCTGTGCGAGCGCCGAATCAATGCCATCAATAGTGGCAAATTCCAGCTTACCAGTTGGAGTAAGACCTTTTTTCTTAAAGATGGCCAGTAGCCATTCCTGATTATTCAGAATCACCGATGAAATTCCCTTCAAAGGCGCGTGAAGGCACGCAATAAAACAAACTGCCTACCCTGGCAGTGCCGTAATTGAATATTTTATGGATGTACCAGAAGCGGCGAATGGTTGTGCCGTCTGACAGCTGTTCCAGCCATTCGAGCATAGAACCCACTGGCACATTGACGGCAGCTAACCGAAGGATTAAAGCACTGTCGCTAATTCCCGTATTATCACTGCCGTCGTATAGCGCGTAGAAGGCGTCCATCTCATCCGGGCAGTCGAGGGCCGTTATCAGTTCTGGATCCTGATAGTCATATATGCGTTGGTTCGGTTCTATTATTTCAGGTGCCGTTTCAGGTGCATTTTTGTTTCTGTAAGGTATTGCGCGATACAGAACTGCATCGAATGAGTCAGGGTCTAGCTTGATTGCTTTGAGCCAGTCCATCCGCACAAGGTTATTAAAAACTGCATGGCCTTGATAACGGTGGCGCACACCAGAATCACTAAGCAGGCCGTGATCCAGATTGGGAAGGTGATTGTCCTCCACAGGATCAACAATATTACCAACGTTAACACCATCGGTTTCGATTTCAGCATCAATATCTTCCTCTTCAATCAGTTCAGAACCTTCGCCTGGAATATCCGGATCCGATTCGGTGTCCGGGAGGTTATCACCAGTCACTTGTTGTGATGGTTCTGTATCCTCAAACATGTCATCAAAGAAACCAGCCATCGATTATCCTTTCCGTTTACGGGCTTCATTAATTTGTGTCTCAAGAATGCTTCGCGCCTGCGCGGTGGCAGCGGCCTTGTCCATTCCCTGACTCATGAAAAACTTTATGAGGTTGTTCGCCTGCGTTTGCAGGGCTTTTTTGAGAGCGTCGGCTTCAGCGCGAGCCTGGGCTTCCCTCACCCGCGATGCTTTTAGTTCGGCATTCTTCCTGTTTGCCGTGGTGCGAGCTTTTTTTAACAACCGGCGAACGTTGTCCGTGGCGCTATCTTTGGCGCGTAGTTTTTTGCCTAATGCATCCTGAGATTTCAGATACAGCTCATACTCACGCGCAGCTTTAGCCTGATCCGTCGTTGTTGTCCGGTTGCGCGCGAGCGATTTAGCCAGTTCGCCTTTGAAATAGGTTGTTGTCTTCCGCTTGTCATCGCCGAAGGCTACCTGTTCAGCTGCTTTTTCCAGGGCAATAATGATGGCCTTGTGCCATGTGGGAGACTGAAAACGCGTCATAGCGTGCAACACATGTTTGCAGGCTACACCAGTCAGATCAGGGTTGCGGATCTTGGGGAATGCATACTCTTTTGGCGGCGCGACAGCATAGTTACCAGCAGTGGCCATATAACGATACCAGTATTGATGGCGTCCACAATCACAGTCGAAAGATACCCGGCCCTTGCAGAGATCGGCAGCGATTCGGGCTTTTTTCGCACCGTCTTCAGCAATATCCTCAACGGCTTTATCCCATTCCTCAAATCGAATTCTGACACGGTGATGCTGGTGGACCGACTCATCCGAGGCATTAACAGATATCAATGCAAGGTTGTGTTTTAGCCCGAGGAATGTCGCGGCTTTGATCCCTGTGCCATCAGAAACTTTGTTGTTAGCGCGTTTTATATCAATGCTGGTGGACTGCGCCACCAGCTGAGCATAGGTAATGCCGGGTACCGTGCTCTTGAATTTTGTTTTATGAGCCTGCCTTGAGGTGTTGAAGCTGCGTATATCTTCGGGCGTAAAGTAGGTGCCATCTTTCTTTTTCCCAAGGCTGAGGAATGCCTCAAGTTCGCGGTTACGCATCCCCATAATCCTTGGGGTGAGTGTACGTCGCGCGTTTCGCCGATTCTGACGCTGCTGTTTACGGATAAGATCGAAGACCTTGTTAAAGTCTTTTGCACTTAATCCATCAGTCTGATAGCGACCAAGGTTGTCGCGAGCATATTCAGTTGGCATTCATTTCCCTTACGCAATGGATAATGTCCCTATTACCTGGCCGTCGTATTGGAAATGGCGAATCATTTCGCGGATCCAGGTGGCAGGTGGGAGTTTTAATTTTTTGCCAACAGTCATACCCTGAGACTCATCCTCAAGCCCGGCGGCGAGCGTCACAACCCAGCGTAGCTCTGCTATGCCCCACATACGGTAAGCCAGCAAATCCGGGCGATATTGCTCATCGGGAAGAACGTAATAAATCGTCAGATTCTTGTCGTTCGATTCACACATAAGCATCACCTCTTTGCGTAGCTCTGCCCTGAGTATTGGATCGGCTATGTTGCGGTCGTCATACCGCGACAGAGGATATTGCCGGGTGCTTTGGGTTGTAGTGATTGATGTAGCCATAGTCAGCCTGACAGAAATAGATGATGGTGATTCTACCGCTAGTCATTTGTTGATTATTTAACTCAATAAAAGAAAATTATTAGTGCAATTTTGGTTGTGAAATGTATCATTCTGCCCTTAAGTAGGTTCTTCATGAGGAAACAAAATTGGCAGAGCGTGTTGATGATGCAGAGCTGAGCATGAATCAGTTAGAAGCTCTCAAAGACATGGCCATCGATAACATCAGAAAGCAGGCACAGGTCGTGAGTCAGGTATTTACAGGGAAGTGTCGTTACTGCAATGAACCGATTGAATCAGGCATCTATTGTGACGCTGAGTGTGCGCAATGGTACAGGGAAGAGCAGGCCGCAAAACAGCGTAAATATGGCATGCGACCGGCAGGATTTGACTGATTATGTTGCGCTTTACTGAGGAAGAGTTTCAGGCTTTTAGTGAGCGTCGAAATAAGGGGCGGTCCAGGCCAAAAACCAAAAAGGATCCATTCTTATCGCTTGCGCCGGTAAAAGAAGTTTCTCCACATGCGAAGGCACTTGCAGCACTGGCAAAGAACCCAGACCTGCGCGACGGAAATTGCGAGCACTTCGAGCAGGTTTTCATTTTTGATTACTTCGAACGCAAGCACCCTGACATCTATGAGCTGTTGCATGCAACGCCTAACGGAGGGAAACGTTCAAAAGCAACCGCCGGGAAAATGAAGGCTGAAGGGCAGAAAAAAGGTTATCCGGACATGAGTCTCGATAAAGCATGCGGTATTTATCACGGCATGCGAATTGAGCTTAAAGAACCAAATGGTAAAGCCCCGACGCAAGGGCAGATCGCCTGGATGCGCAGGCTTAGAGAGGAAGGTTACTACGTCGTTCTTGCGTATGGTGCAGAACAAGCGATAACCGCCATCCTGGAATACATGAGCCTTAAAAAGGGTGAGGCTATTGAGCATGTATTGAACGGTGACAAGTGGTTGTACGCTACGTGAAATAATAAATTAATTAGTGCATATGTGTTCTTTGATACAGCGCACATTAACATCGGGAGAATAATCGTGTCATCCAAGGCTAATTATGAATCGCTGGCATCGATCATGCCGCGTAATGAACAGGAAGCAGATGCTGTAGTGGACCCGGTAATCGCTGAAATGAATGCTCGCCTGGAGGCTGAATTTGCAGCTGAGAATGAACATACCACCCAGGGCGACTAGAACTGTTTTTTGTGTCGGTAGCGGTCCGTCACTCACTCGTGAGGACTGTGCTGCTATAGAAAAAACTGGCTGTTCAATCATCGCGGTTAACAATTCCTGGCAGATGTTCGATGACATTTATGCCTTATACGCCGGTGATTTGTCATGGTGGAAGCAATACGGATCCACCATACCGGGAGGGAGATTCCGCAAAGTGACAGCCAACCTGGCGGCGGCGAAATCATTTTCGTTGGAGTACAGGCGATATTGTGGACCGGCTGAAGGGGTTAATAGCGGCGCGCAGGCTATCAGTCTGGCGGCTGAATCAGGGGCTGAAGTAGTTGTATTAGTCGGCTATGACTGTTCTCTGCAAAACGGCCTTCATTGGCATGGCGCGCACCCTCAAGCCCTACGGAATCCAACGCAGGTGTCTATTTCAAAATGGCAACAGCAGTTCCTGGATACCCGCAAAAAACACGCAGATTTACATATTTTGAATGCAAGTAGGAGCAGTGCAATTCAATGTTTCCCAAGAATAAATTTAGAGGCAGTGATCGCGTTATTATCGTCGGCAGTGGCCCAAGCGCCGCAAACTTTGTTGCGCCGCGCGGAGTGCCGATTATAGCGGTCAATGGGGTCATCGACTGGCTGAACCGCGCTTCTTATTTTTTCACACTTGATCCATCGCCAGACAATATGCGGCGCGTTGGTCGTGGCCGCCGTCGCCGTGGTGTTTGTTATTGCATGGCACTACCCGATGTTAAAGAACGTGAAGTCAGAGACGGCGTTCTGTGCTTCCGTCGTGTGGCTGAACGTGGCATGGAGCCAAAAAATACGAATTCTCCCGAGTGGTGGGCGTGGCGCTGGTCCGCACATTTCGGACTTTGCGAAGATGAGAATGAAATTGCCAGCGGCAATAGTGCATATGGCGCTCTGAACCTGGCTTTCCATATCGGATTCAAACATGTCGCCCTGGTGGGCGTTGACGCTACACAAGAACCACGCGTTCACTCCGGCGGCACGCCAAAAAATCTAAGTCACCTGCCTTTGTTATTCCAGTCTGCGCGTGAACGGATTGACGTTGTTTCATGCGGGAAAATGGGAGGTATTCCGCAGATGACTCTTAAAGAATGGCTGAAGAATACATGATGGCACCCACAATTTATCACCGTATCGACGGTACCAAATACAGGAATGTCTGGGTTGTTGGTGATCTGCATGGTTGCTACACCAGACTGATGTCCGAACTCCATCGTGTGGATTTTGACCCGGCGCAGGATTTACTGATATCGGTCGGCGACCTTATCGATCGCGGTACTGAAAATGTCGAATGTCTGGAACTATTGCAGATGCCCTGGTTCAGGGCAGTGATGGGGAACCATGAGCGGCTGATGATTGATGCGTTAAGTCCAGATGGCAACGTGAATAACTGGCTAATGAATGGCGGACAATGGTTCTTCATGCTGGACACTGATCAGGAAATATTAGCCTGGGCGCTGGTGGAGCTGGTAAAGCGTCTGCCCTATATCATTGAGTTGAACACCGGGCAAGAAACTATCGTTATAGCCCATGCCGACTATCCGGATAATGAATACCAATTCGGTAAGGAGGTGCCGCTTTTCAACGTTGTCTGGGCGCGCGAGCGTATCAGTGATTCGATGGATGATATTGGTGGCGAAATTTCGGGCGCAGATCGTTTTATCTTTGGTCACACTCCGGTGAAAAGCCCGAAGACATTCTGGAATCAGCAGTATATCGACACTGGTGCCGTATTTTGCGGAAACCTGACATTGATGAAAGTGAAAGGTGATGGTGCAGCATGAAGATTGCTTTAGTTTTTCGCTCTGGTGGTGACTATAACGCTTCCGATGTGCAGTGGCTGGTTAATCAACTGCCAAAAGGCTATGAAATTATTTGCCTGACAGACCTGAAGCGTTTACATGTACCTGGCGTCAAAGTTGTCCCATTGATCAACCAGTGGCAAAAGTGCCGTGGCTGGTGGGCGAAAATCGAGTTGTTCCGACCGGATATAACCGATGATCTGTTCTATCTGGATTTGGACACGGTTATTGCCGGTGATATACGCCCAATCCTAGAGCATCCACCAACCAGCTTCACCATGCTTAGGGATTTTTACCATCCACAATATCGTGGCAGCGGTGCCCTGTGGATACCAAATAGTGTTAAAGCGCATATCTGGAGTTCATTCTGGCAAGATCCGGAAGGTTGGATTTCTCGTTGTGTCACTACTGAGTGTTGGGGTGACCAGGGGTTCTTACGAAAGGTTATGGGCGATGATACACCAGCATTTCAGGATCTGTATCCAGGATGGTTTGTAAGTTACAAGGCCGATGTTGTGGAACCTGGTTCAAAATATGCGAGCGCGCGTTACTCCAGGGGGAATGGGGCATTACCAAAAGACTGCCGAATAATCTTTTTCCACGGCAAACCGCGACCTCGCGAAGTGTCAGAGGATTGGCTTCCCCTTATCAGCTCATTTTTTGAGCGAGAATCAGAATAATATTGCTCTAATAATTCCATATTTTTAAAACGTGATGTACACTCATCACGTTTTTTATTAGAGCAATATACAAGGTGCACTATGTGGCCATTCCGACGGAAATATCACTACTGGCTGATCGCCTTTGTTACGCCGACCGGCGGTATCAGGCATGTCATCACCAGGTATCGCAACAAGAGACTCACCTTAGCCAGAATTTTACAGGCTGCCATAGGTGAGGGACTGGATACAAATTGCGTAGTCCTTCCTCCTTCATACTTAGGAAAAATGACCGAAGCACAAGCTAATACGGAACTTTGAAATGAGCACTTCAGCACAAAACCAATCAATCGAAAATGTATCTATCCCTGATGTCCTGAATGCCGGTATCCCGGCCATTATCCAGAACATCCGGGCCGCGCAACGCCGCGTTAGTTGTGATGACCTCACAGCGCGTTTTTTTGATAATGCGGTTCAGTCAGCGGAGATGCTTCACGCACAGCTTATTGATGTTTATAACGCAGAAGCTGATAGCCATAACTCCCTGGTAGATGCAGCTGAAAATATGCAGTTGGATCTCGGTCTGAAGGGTAAAGAAATTGAAGAGCTTCAGCTACAAATTGAACATTTGAAACGCCAGCAACAGGACGCGATCGATGATGCGACGCATGACGCCAACCAGCGTGCTGATAATGCCGAACGTATAAGCATTGAGCTGGAAACAAAACTCAATGAAATGACCGCGATGGTTGAACTGCGGAACTCACAGATTTCAACGCTAAAATCTCAATATAAAGAGATCATGAAACTTGATCCTTTTAACCTTGAGAAACGCTATAACAAAGCTAAAAGCGAGCGACAGGAACTGCGTAAGCAGGTCGCCGACCTTAACCAACAGCTCAAAAAAACTATTAAAGATGCAAGCGAAGCGCGCGTGGCATTTGCTAATAAAAAAGCAGAGGTTACCGCGCTGGTTAATGAGAATGCCAAATTTGCGACGCTCAAGAAGGAAATGTATGGCATTACTGAGCGCCGTTTCCCTGCAAGCAAACTTCATCCGACGTTAGGGCAAATCTCCTTCTTCCCGCGCCTCCTGGCTTATGGGATCTCATCGCCTAAAGAGTTCAATAACGAGCGTCCTTATATCGTTTCTAAGCTGGACTTTGCTTATCAGTTCTGCTGCGACATGGGCTATGCCATTGATATCCGAATCAACGAATGGTTGATGCCAAACTTCCAGCCGTTGGCAATTTTCCGCGAGTTCCAGCCGGAAGGTTGGGTAGAGTTCTTCCATGAATTGATCTGTAAAGAGATGGAAAGCCGCCGCCCGGAATTGGTCCGTCGAGTTGAGTGGGCGCAAGAGGTTATGTTGGCAGATGCAGAGCTGCCGTTCGAACCGGAATTCATTGATGATCTGGCAACTAAAGGGTTGCATACCCTGTTTGATGTGGTTACCCGCCGTCATGAGCAGTTGGTTGTCGAATTGGGTTTAGAGGAAACTGCGGCAAGAAGACTTCTCGATGTTTGCTATGCACGTAGCGATGCATGGGAAAAAGAGAACGGCGGCACTATTTACGTTCGCTGATAGTTACAGTGTCACTTTTAATGCTGGTGGAGTGCTCCCACCAGCATTTTTTTCGTCCAATGAGGAGGGCATTTGAGTATTTTCAATAAACACGCACACCAGGAACGTCCGTACATCGTCATAGTAGATATTGATGGGACGATATCAGAGGCAACGGAAGACAGGCTGCATTTACTTCCACCACCTGGCAAAGGTGCATTAACAGAGCACTGGAACGAGTTTAACCTTGCCTGTGACACTGATGCTCCCATCACTCCAGTTATTGATATGGTGCGCCAGTTGTCCGGCATTTACACCCTCTGGTTTGTAACCGGGCGCTGTGAGATAGCCAGGGATAAAACACGAGCCTGGTTGCGTAAGCACGTAACAAATGGGGCTGAGCCTTTGCTATCTATGCGTCCTGCCACCGATGACAGAAATGACGGTCCAGCAAAGATTGATCTCCTGAAGAAAATTGGTCTAAGTAAAATTGCGTTCGCGCTGGAAGATAAGATTGAAGTGGCGCGTGTTTTCAGGCGTCACGGCGTGCTTACGTTAATGGTCAGGGAGTATGAAAACGCGCTTCTTCATCAGCAATAATTGCTCTAATAAATCTTGATCTTTAAAACAGAGAAGGTGAAAATAAAAACATGCCGCAAGGGGCGCGGCATGTATCCAATCAATCACAGGAGCTGAAGATATGAACACGGCATTCAAAATCATTATGGCCGCGATCTATTTCTGGCTGTTCTCTATCACTTTTGGCAGCATTGTCGCGCATGGGTAAGGGGAGTATATTAGCCATTTGGAACCCCACGGTCTCTTGCGGGTTTAATTAAGAACCCGCAAGAAAAACACGAATTGGGCTATATTTTTCCGCCTACGCCTTTAAACTTCTCAATAAACGAGACGATTTTCTGGAAAACTGCCTGTTTTTTCGTTTTATATTGCGGATTTAACGGACTAAGTTTTGGTAATGTTTCGTTTAATTCTGTGCCATTTTCGGTGGCATATTCGCGTTTTAAAGACGTGCGAATATAGCGTTTTGCTGCATCTTCATTGAGATTTTCTTCTTTTATCAATGCTTCTGCTTCACGTTGCTGTTCGCGTTGAGCAAACGTAAAGAATGCGTCAATGATGCTGGCTTTGTCCGGTAAATCATCCAGGTTCGTTTGCTGAATAAAATCGACCACCAGGCCCTCTTTAGCACGGTTCCCTAGGCTTGAACGAATTAAGCGTTTGACCTCTTCGATCATTTCGCCCTTGCCTTTATTTTGTCTGTTGTGTTCGAAAATCAGTCCAAGGATATAATCCAGGTTTATTTCCTGAGACTTCAGCAAATCGACCTCAAAAACTACGTCATCCCAGTCAGTGGTTGATTTCTCTTTTTTCTCAGCTTCTTTCTCACGGCGCTGCCAGTCGCGAATATCGTTATAGGCAGAACGATAATCCTGAATCTTGCGATCAGCAGGGAGACGAATTGTTTGCAATTCAGCGAATTTTTCATCATCCACATAATGTTCTGCTTTGAATTTTTCTACCGCAACAGGATCGCTAAGATCGATTTGTTGCAGGGCTTTCAGCGTGGCAAATTCATCATAGTTTTGCAGGATGTTCTCGGCACGCAGGTATTCACCAAACAGTTTAACGAAGTCTTTCTTCTCTTTTTCACTTTCAATACTGGCAGGGTCAGGGAACCGTTGTTCCAGTTCTGAAACTACTGCCATAAAGCCGCGCTTAGCTTCACCAGTGGCAGCATCAGTAAAGCCTTCCATATACTCTGCATAACTCTTTTCTAAAACCACATTTTTGGTGTTTTTGTCACCAAACAGCGTTATGGCATCAATAGTTGAGCGTTCCAGATCCCGGAAAGTGACGATATTACCGAAGGTTTTAGTTGCATCATAAATACGGTTGGTGCGGGAAAATGCCTGCATCAAGCCGTGAAAACGCAGGTTTTTATCGACGAATAGCGTGTTCAATGTTGGAGCATCGAAGCCAGTTAAAAACATCCCCACGACAATTAACAGATCGATATCCTGATTTTTAACCCGTTGGGCTAAATCGCGATAGTAGTTCTGAAAACCGTTACCGTCGGTGCTGAAGTTAGTTTTAAAATAGCTGTTATACTCACGAATTGCAGCGTCAAGAAACTCTTTAGCACTGCTGTCCATTGCGCTGGTATCAAAAGTTTCATCGGAAATTTCACCAATGGCATTTTGTTCTTCATTGGCGGCAAAGGAGAAGATTGTCGCAACACGCAGCGGTTTATAGGTAGCCGATTTATTAGCTGCTTCCTCTTGTAACCGTTTAAACGTCGCGTAATAGGCTTTCGCGGCATCCACGCTACTCACTGCCAGCATGGCATTAAAGCCTTTGGAACCTGGGAAAGTACGGTGGGTCTTCTGGCGGAAGTTATTCAGAATATATTGCGTAATTTCCTGTATACGCATGGGATGAAGAAACGCCTGCTGATTTTCAGCCGCACTCAGTTTTTTCTCGTCGGTTTCTGTCTCTAAAGACTTAAACTGTGGCCGCACATCGTTGTAGTCCACCTTGAATTTAAGCACTTTTTCATCTCGAATCGCATCGGTAATCACATACGAATGCAATTCACGGCCAAATACGCTGGCGGTCGTTTCTGAGCCTAAAGCGTTTTCCGGGAAAATAGGTGTGCCGGTAAAACCAAACTGATAATAGCGTTTGAATTTCTTCTTCAGGTTTTTCTGCGCTTCTCCAAACTGGCTGCGGTGGCATTCATCAAATATAAACACCACTTGCTGATTGTATACAGGCAGGTCGCTTTCTGCTTTCATCAGGTTATTAAGTTTCTGAATAGTGGTGACGATAATTTTGTTATCGTCCTTATCCAGATTTCGTTTAAGACCTGCGGTATTTTCCGAGCCGTTGACGCTGTCTGGCGAAAAACGCTGGTATTCCTTCATGGTCTGGTAATCGAGGTCTTTCCTGTCGACCACGAAGAAGACTTTATCAATAAAGTCCAGTTCTGTTGCCAGACGCGCGGCTTTAAAGCTGGTCAGTGTTTTACCAGAACCGGTAGTGTGCCAGATAAAGCCACCGCTTTCGGGGTTAGACCAGTTTTTCGCTTTATAGGAGCTGTTGATTTTCCATAAGATTCGTTCGGTGGCGGCAATCTGGTACGGTCGCATCACCAGTAGCGTCTGACTGCTGTCAAAAACGCTGTAGTTCACCAGAACATTAAGCAGAGTATGTTTCTGGAAAAAGGTAGCGGTAAAATCTTTGAGGTCTTTAATCAGCGTGTTGTCTGATTTCGCCCAGTTCATGGTGAAGTCAAAACTGTTTTTATCGCGCTTTGTTGTGTTGGCAAAATAACGGGTATCGGTGCCGTTAGAAATGACAAACAGTTGCAGATACTTAAACAGGGAGTTTTCGCTGTTAAAACTCTCTTTACTGTAACGATGTATCTGGTTGAAAGCCTCACGAATCGCCACGCCGCGCTTTTTCAGTTCGATTTGTACCAGTGGTAAGCCATTAACCAGGATCGTGACGTCATAACGGTTAGCATGAGAACCCGTCTGTTCAAACTGCTGGATAATCTGCACCTTATTGCGCATGAGATTCTTTTTATCTATCAAATAGATGTTCTCAAGTCGCTCGTCATCAAAAATAAAGTCGCAAATATAGTCGATATGGATTTTACGGGTCTTATCCAGAATGCCATCGCTCGGGTTGTCCAGATACTGCTCCGTGAAACGCCGCCACTCGCTGTCATTAAACATCACACCATTGAGGCTCTGAAGCTGTTCCCGAACGTTGGCCAGCATCGCTGACTGTGATTTTACGGATATAAATTCATAGCCCTGATTTTGCAGGTCCTGAATCAGTTCACGTTCCAGGTCCGATTCGCTCTGATAGCTGTCGCCTGTTTGCTCAGCTTTGATGTATTTATCAAGAACGATAAAGTTATTGGATTCAGCAATGGTGTGTGTTTGATGAGTCATAGCGCATCCTTTGTGCCGTCTGGCAAGGGCCGGAAGGGCGTTAATGGTGACTTCCAGCGTGTAAAAAATAGTCTATATACTGACCGGGTGTTAAGGTGGCCCGGTCGGTAGCAATGGTCAATTAATTACTGACAGCTTCAGGTTTCGGGAAACTGAACAGTAAATCACGGTAGTACTCGTATTGTTTCTGGCGCAACTCGATTTCACGCGGGAGACCTTCGGTGATGGAGTTGGTCAGGGTGTCGAATTTATCCAGAATCCGAACGATTTCAGACTGGATGGCAAGGGATTTTTCCGGATTATCCGGGCAGGGGACTGGTACAGGTATATTTTCAACCTGATGACTCATTAACTTGGGGTTTCCCATTCCTGAGTAAACATGTTTTTTGGCTTCTATTGTTAGCCAGTAAAACAGAAATTTGTAGATTAATGGGTATTTATTTTTTAATGTAATCAGGCCGCAAACATTAGTTATTGAAAATTTACCTGTTCGATAGAACACAGTGCCTGCATTTGCGCCATCTGTTGTCCAGCTTATATATTCGCCATCAAAATCGAAGGTATTGATAGAACCTATTTTCCCATTATTTGCAGTTTGAGAGCTATAGACAGGATATGGGCCAAAATTTTCAGTTAAATATCCCTTTGACATAACTCTGCCTCTTCTTAAGGCTGAGACTTCCCCCAATGGCAACCACTCAACCTCAACCCCATCCAGCAATTTTTCCAGATAAATAGGTTTTTCCTGCTCCTCATCAAAACTCAACAACTGGTCGCGATAGTAGTTGTACTGTTTTTTACGCATGTTAAGCTCAGCGGTAAGCTCAGCGGTAAGCTCAGCGGTAAGTGCAGTAAACTTATCCAGAATCCGAACAATTTCGGACTGGATGGCAAGGGATTTTTCCGGATTATCCGGGCAGGGAATTGGGATTTTTTTTTGAGAATAATTACTAATCCATTGGCGTTTATGGTCTCCCTCTGCGAATTTACTTGGTAATGTATTGAGCCAATAGTAAACATATTTCAGTAAGGTTTTATTATCATCACATGATGTAACCATTTTCATGGCCGATGATTTTGCCTTAAAGTCAAAATCCACCCATTTATTAGCGGTGGTGAAATCATCAAAAATTATTACAGGTGCCTTTGATGCCTGATAAATACCATGAGTCTCATTTGTGTATCCAAGAATAAATGTTTTTCCGGCAGTAAGAACCGGTATTGTATATGTGTCGTGATAATCTTTTGCTTTTACCAAATACTTTGTTGGCTGTTCATATTTGGTTATTTCCCCCAATGGCAACCACTCAACTTCAACCCCATCCAGCAATTTTTCCAGATAACTCAACTCGCTCATTTCTGTACCTCGCAGCCTTCAATTTCAGCTACAATCGCATCAATATCTTTACGCAACTGGTCGATTTTGCTGACCGTGGTTTTCAGCTCTGCATTCAACTCAGCAATATCGATAATTTCGCGGTTATCTTTCGCTTCCACATAACTGCTCACCGACAGGTTATAGTCATTCGCGACAACAGTCTCAAACGCGACTGATTTCGCCAGATGAGCAACATCTTCCTTGCTGGCAAATACCTGCATAATCTGTTCGATATGGGCATCGGTCAGGATATTGTTGTTAGTCTCTTTTTTGAATAATTCGCTGGCGTCAATAAACTGAACTTTGGTATCGGTTTTATGTTTAGACAACACCAGAATATTGACGGCAATGGTGGTGCCAAAGAACAGGTTCGGAGCCAGTGAAATCACGGTTTCGACATAGTTATTATCGACCAGATACTGACGGATTTTCTGCTCTGCGCCGCCACGGTAAAAAATGCCCGGGAAGCAGACAATCGCAGCGCGACCTTTGGCCGAAAGATAGTTCAGCGCATGTAATACAAACGCAAAGTCAGCTTTGGATTTGGGGGCCAGAACGCCAGCCGGGGCAAAACGCTCATCGTTAATCAGCGTCGGGTCATCGCTGCCAATCCATTTCACCGAATACGGTGGGTTAGATACGATGGCATCAAACGGTTTTTCATCTCTGAAGTGCGGCTCAGTCAGCGTATTGCCCAGCTTGATATCAAACTTGTCGTAGTTGATGTTGTGCAAAAACATGTTCATACGTGCCAGGTTATAGGTCGTATGGTTGATTTCCTGTCCGAAAAAGCCTTCTTCAATGATATGGTTATCAAACTGCTTTTTAGCCTGCAACAACAGTGAGCCGGAACCCGCTGCCGGGTCGTAGATTTTGTTAACGTTGGTCTGCCCGTGCATAGCCAGTTGTGCAATCAGCTTGGAGACGTGCTGCGGTGTAAAGAACTCACCGCCTGACTTACCGGCATTTGCCGCATAGTTAGAAATCAGGAACTCATAGGCATCACCGAACAGGTCAATCTGATGTTCGTTGAAGTCACCAAGTTTTAACCCTTCAACCCCTTTCAGAACCGCAGCCAGGCGGGCATTTTTATCTTTAACGGTGTTACCCAGGCGGTTACTGGTGGTATCGAAATCAGCAAACAAACCTTTGATGTCAGCTTCTGAAGGATAACCGTAAGCAGAACTTTCGATAGCAACGAAGATGCTGTTTAAATCTGCATTCAGTCTGTCATTGGTATTTGCTTTCGCAGCTACGTTGCAGAAAAGCTGACTTGGGTAGATGAAGTAGCCTTTGGTTTTGATGGCATCGTCTTTAATGTCATCAGTAATTACGCTGTCATCCAGTTTCGCATAACAGATGCTGTCATCACCGGCTTCAATATAGCTGGAAAAATTTTCGCTGATAAAACGGTAGAAAAGCGCGCCCAGAACGTATTGCTTAAAATCCCATCCATCGACCGAACCTCTGACATCGTTAGCAATTTGCCAGATTTGACGATGAAGCTCTGCACGTTGTTGAATACTTGTCATTTTCATCCACTTATTTCAGGCTTAAGTAATTGGCGGTGATTCTACAGCAACTTTGATGCTTTAGCAGTTCGGACATTAGGCAACGAATGACCTAATTAGAGCTTTTTGGAAAAGCGGTATTGTCGGTGCGATGATAGCTATATCTGGGTGTGCAATGGTGCAATACAATGACGGTGAAAAGGTTAGCATCCAGTCCGATGGCTGGTATGGGCTTGGATAGCCTGCAAAAAACGCAGATAAAGCCTGTCAGCAATACGGAAAGTCTAAAGCTGTATATCTGCATAGCGCGAATGCTAACCCCCATCTCGCGCCCGGCACGGGCGTTCAGAATACCATCTGGAAATGTGAGCCTTAAATATGAGCGACTGGAATATTGCAGCTAAAAGTCAGGAAGAACGGGATAAGGTTAACGTTGATCTGGCTGCCAGCGGTGTGGCGTACAAAGAGCGATTGAGCATACCCGTCATAGCGGAACAGGTAGCTCGTGAGCAGCCGGAGAACCTGCGCACCTATTTCATGGAACGGCTACGGCACTACCGGCAGTTAAGCCTCCAGCTGCCAAAAGGGAACGATCCGGTATATCAGAAAGATGATATAGCCAAAAAATAACGCGCCACTAGGCGAGCGCAAAGCATCGCGCTATTGCACACTTCAAGCCTCTTTAATGTATACTGTATATATAAACAGTATTTAGAGATGGAAACGCTATGGACTTCCCTTCTCCTGCGGCGGATTATGTTGAAAGCCGAATTTCTCTTGATCAGCAACTAATCAGGCATCCATCAGCAACCTACTTCATGCGGGCAGCTGATAGCCATCACCGTGAGGGAATATTGCAGGGTGCTTTGCTGGTGGTTGATTCCTCGCTTACTCCGGTTGATGGTTCTCTGCTTGTGTGCGCTATGGAGGGTGAATATCGCATAAAGAGATACAGGAAGTATCCGCGCCAGCACCTGGAGGATTTAAGCACCGGGAAGAAAGAGGCGTTACCAGTAGATGACGATGGATGCACGGGAAGTAATGCTGTTTTTGGTGTGATCACTCATGTCATCAATGATGCCCGAAGTGGGGAATTTGATGATTGTCCGGTCATTTAAGCTGCAAAGGGCTGGTGCTTTATGCCTGTGAGGTTTATAATTGTGTACACATAACGAGTACACGAGGTGTTTATGCAATCCATTAACTTCCGTACCGCGCGCGGCAACCTTTCTGAAGTGCTCAACAATGTTGAAGCCGGGGAAGAGGTTGAAATCACTCGCAGAGGCCGTGAGCCAGCAGTAATTGTCAGCAAGGCTACTTTCGAAGCCTACAAAAAAGCGGCGCTGGATGCTGAATTTGCATCCCTGTTTGACACCCTGGACTCCACCAACAAGGAACTGGTTAACCGATAATGAGGCATATATCACCGGAAGAACTTATTGCGCTTCATGATGCGAATATAAACCGCTACGGCGGCCTGCCGGGAATGTCAGATCCGGGTAGGGCAGAGGCCATTATCGGGAGAGTTCAGGCCAGAGTTGCCTACGAAGATATCACCGACCTTTTCGAAGTCTCCGCCACCTACCTGGTGGCTACTGCGAGAGGGCATATATTCAATGATGCCAATAAGCGTACCGCGCTAAACAGTGCGCTGCTATTTCTACGCCGTAACGGGGTGCAGGTATTTGATTCACCAGAACTGGCAGACCTTACCGTAGGGGCTGCGACCGGAGAGATATCTGTATCTTCTGTCGCCGACACGTTACGTAGATTGTATGGTTCTGCGGAGTAGATTAATGGCACGTAAATACAACAAGTTGTCCCGTGAAGCGTTAAAGATGCTTCTTGATGGCGTGAGTCGCCGCGAGGTAAAGCAATACCTGGTTGGTAAGCAAATTGGAGCCAGGACTGCTATTGCTGTGTTATGCCGTCAGGAAATGGTTGTGCTTAAACAGAGAATGCCGGGCAGCAGATAAAGCCCAATCAGTGATGAAAGGTGTGATGTGAAAGCCGTAATTACTCCCTTTGTACAAAAAGAGCTTGGCGTCGCCACATTCAAAGTGGATCAGGAAGTCAGAAAGCTGGTGGAGGCTGGCCGTAAATTTATTATGGAGCCGGTGCCGCGTGAGTTAATCGAGCACATGGACGACGGCCTCGTTGTTTCCGAGCAAACTATGGTAACAAATGAGGCGTTGCAGCCGTTTTTTAACAGCGATGAACTGTTTCGCCGTATTGGTGGAATTGACGCGCTGGTGGCGTGGTTGCGCAGGAAAGAGGGGCAATGCCAGGCCGCAGATCGTAGCTGGTGTGACAACCATATTGTCCACGCAGAACGAGACAATAGCGCGGTGTTGTTGTGCTGGCATCACGATAACCATTACCGGATGCGTGGTTTTAATGAGCTGAAAGAAACGCTGCATAATAATCGTGTTAACTGGATACTGGATGTCGCCCGTCAGGAAATGGGGCTTTCAGATGGCCATGATTTAAGTATTCAGGAACTGTGCTGGTGGGCTTTCATGCGCGACATGATGCACCTAATGCCGGAAGAAGTCTGCCGCATATCAATAAATAAGATGAAGGCTACTTCGCAGGATAGCGGACCTCTGAAAGAGGCGGATATTCGCCCGTACGACGATCGTGCTACAGCATATGTTCAGATGATGGAAGAACGCGCCGCGCCGATGCGTGCAAAAGTATGCCCTGTGGATGTTGACTCCGACCCTGGCATGGCGCATTTCAAAATACCAAAACTGCAATCGCTAAAATTACCCGAGTACATGAACTTTGTTGCTTCCCGTCCATGCTGTGGGTGTGGAGCTGCGGGAGCTGGCGCTCACATTACGCCTTATATCGTTCGTCATAGTCGATTATGCGCGCATGACATTTACGCAATTCCTCTGTGCCAGTCATGCCAGCGTGATATTGAGCGTGACCGCGATAATTGGGAGAAGACGCACGGTAGGTTGGCGATGCATCAACGATTGTTCTTTGATTACGCGCTTGGAGTCGGCGTTATCACAAGTCATTCGTCGAGCGTTAGATAAAATTGCTCTAATGTATTGCTATTTATTTAATCGAGGGTATTATATTCCACGTTGATTAGTTGACATGGGCTAATCAGTAGGTGACAGGATGTTACTTAACTGGCAGGGACGCCACTTCATGGAAATAAATCACTCACGAATAACATCGTATGAGATTGCGGATTACATGATCCGCACTAAGTCTCTTCTATCAGCGAAAGAACTCGCAGCAATCCTTGAAAAGGAATACCCGCATCTGGATGTCGATAAGCGCGACGTTTATCTGCGCTTAAAGGCTATCGCTGTGTCTAAGTATTCGTCTGTTTTGATTGATGACAGTACACGCCCACGTAGATTTCAGATCCACTCTCTGAATCCTGAATTCTTTCGCCGCAGCCGCGCGCCGCGCCGGTTTGATGAAAAACTCCAGAACGAACTCTATATGACGCAGGACGAAAAGGAACGCCGGGAGCACCAGCCTTGGGTAATGGCGCGTCAACTTTTCAATAAGGTGGCCCGTCAGCACCGTCATTACGGTAATGCCACATCCGCACGTATCTGATTGATTGCTTGCCCGTTCCGGGCCTTTTGACATGTGACTTTCGTTACCCTCGCGTCAAAAAGAGTTTTTACGAAAGGAAGCATAAGTGACCTGGGACGATCACAAGAAGAATTTTGCTCGCCTGGCGCGAGATGGTGGTTACACCATCGCACAGTATGCCGCCGAGTTTAATCTTAACCCTAATACCGCACGTCGTTATCTCCGTGCCTTCAAAGAAGACACCAGGACAGCGGACAGCCGCAAGCCAAATAAGCCAGTCAGGAAGCCACTAAAAAGCATGATCATTGATCACTCTAATGATCAACATGCAGGTGATCACATTGCGGCTGAAATAGTGGAAAAACAAAGAGTTAATGCCGTTGTCAGTGCCGCAGTCGAGAATGCGAAGCGCCAAAATAAGCGCATAAATGATCGTTCAGATGATCATGACGTGATCACCCGCGCCCACCGGACCTTACGTGATCGCCTGGAACGCGACACCCTGGATGATGATGGTGAACGCTTTGAATTCGAAGCTGACGATTACCTGATAGATAACGTTGAAGCGCGGAAGGCCGCGCGCGCTATGTTGCGTAGGTCCGGGGCCGATGTTCTGGAAACCACTCTTCTTGAAAAGTCTCTTTCTCATCTCCTTATGCTGGAGAACGCCAGGGATACGTGTATTCGCCTGGTGCAGGAAATGCGTGATCAGCAAAAAAACGATGATGAAGGGACTCCGCCTGAATATCGTATCGCGAGCATGCTAAACAGCTGTTCCGCGCAGATAAGCAGCCTGATCAACACCATTTACAGCATCCGGAATAACTATCGAAAAGAAAGCCGGGAGGCGGAAAAGCACGCTTTATCTATGGGGCAAGCTGGCATTGTTAAGCTGGCATACGAACGAAAGCGTGAAAATAACTGGTCAGTGCTGGAAGCAGCTGAATTCATCGAGGCGCATGGCGGGAAAGTGCCGCCCCTGATGCTGGAGCAAATCAAAGCCGATCTGCGTGCTCCTAAGACCAATACCGATGATGAGGAAAACCAAACAGCATCTGGCGCTCCATCACTTGAAGATCTGGATAAAATCGCGCGAGAACGGGCCGCCAGCCGCCGCGCTGATGCGGCATTGTGGATTGAGCATCGTAGAGAAGAAATTGCCGATATCGTCGATACAGGTGGTTATGGTGATGTCGATGCGGAAGGCATATCAAACGAAGCATGGCTTGAACAGGATCTGGACGAAGACGAGGAGGAAGACGAAGAAGTTACCCGCAAACTGTACGGGGATGATGATTAATGGCCAGAAGTTGCGTAACGGACCCACGTTGGCGCGAGCTGGTGGCGCTATATCGTTATGACTGGATTGCGGCCGCTGATGTGTTGTTTGGGAAGACACCAACCTGGCAGCAGGATGAGATCATTGAGTCCACGCAGCAGGACGGCAGTTGGACAAGTGTGACCTCCGGCCATGGTACTGGTAAATCGGATATGACGAGTATCATTGCAATACTCTTCATCATGTTTTTCCCCGGCGCTCGCGTCATTCTGGTCGCTAACAAAAGACAGCAAGTCCTTGATGGTATTTTCAAATACATAAAGAGCAATTGGGCTACTGCTGTTAGCAGATTCCCGTGGTTGTCGAAGTATTTCATTCTTACAGAAACGTCTTTTTTTGAGGTGACTGGCAAGGGTGTTTGGACAATATTGATAAAGTCCTGTCGCCCCGGAAATGAGGAGGCGTTGGCTGGTGAACACGCCGATCATCTCTTGTATATCATCGACGAAGCGTCGGGTGTGAGTGATAAAGCATTCAGTGTGATAACAGGTGCGCTGACCGGTAAGGATAACCGTATTCTGCTTCTTTCCCAGCCTACGCGACCTTCAGGCTATTTCTACGATTCACACCACAGACTAGCTATTCGCCCGGGAAATCCTGATGGATTGTTTACTGCGATAATACTGAATAGTGAAGAATCTCCGCTTGTAGATGCAAAATTTATACGAGCAAAACTTGCGGAGTATGGCGGTCGTGATAACCCCATGTACATGATCAAAGTACGTGGTGAATTTCCCAAATCTCAAGATGGCTTTCTTCTTGGTCGTGATGAGGTTGAGCGGGCGACGCGGCGAAAGGTCAAGATTGCCAAAGGATGGGGCTGGGTTGCATGTGTTGACGTTGCTGGTGGCACAGGGCGAGATAAGTCCGTTATTAATATCATGATGGTGTCCGGCCAGCGAAATAAACGCCGTGTAATCAACTATCGTATGCTGGAATACACAGACGTTACAGAAACGCAGTTAGCCGCCAAGATTTTCGCAGAATGTAACCCAGAACGGTTCCCGAACATAACCATAGCTATTGATGGCGATGGCTTGGGGAAATCGACGGCTGATCTAATGTACGAACGCTATGGCATTACCGTCCAGCGTATCCGCTGGGGTAAAAAGATGCACAGCCGTGAAGATAAAAGCCTTTATTTCGATATGCGCGCTTTCGCGAATATTCAGGCGGCAGAAGCTGTAAAATCAGGGCGTATGCGGCTTGATAAGGGGGCTGCGACTATAGAGGAAGCATCAAAGATACCGGTAGGGATAAATTCCGCAGGTCAATGGAAGGTGATGTCAAAGGAAGATATGAAGAAAAAACTCAACCTGCACTCACCGGACCATTGGGATACATATTGTTTCGCTATGTTGGCGAACTATGTTCCCCAGGATGAAGTGCTTAGCGTCGAAGACGAAGCGCAGGTTGATGAAGCTCTGGCATGGCTTAATGAATAACAATTTGACCATGCCGGATGGAAAACTATTGCGCGCTTTCGGGGTTGCTGTTTACTGGCTGCCCCTTCTTAGTTTTACGGCTGCGCGTAACTGATGCGGCTGATTTGACCTTTTTCTCTTCGCGAGTGATGGCAATTTGTTTTTTTACATTTTCAATATCTGCCAGGCGATATATTTTTGCCTGCGGCCAGCGGTCGCAGATGATCGGTTCTATAGAGTCATAAAGGCTAAATTTTGCTTTCTCGAATTCACCGTTGATGATGATTCCATCACGGAGAGTTTCATCGCAGATAAACACACCACACAGCGGCACATGGTAACTAACTGATTTACCATCATTGTAGTTAGGGCTACTGGAAATGTAGTGGACGCGCAGCATTGTTTCGCTAAAGCCGTGTACGCGCATACGGAATTTTTCATCCTCCGGGTACTGCTTCATTAGCTCTTTTGTTGCTTCCAGGTTCTCTATGTATTTCGCACTGTGCTCATTGATCCCCGCGCTTTTTTGGATGCGAATGTCCTTATCAATCAGATGAATAATGCGGCCAGCGGTCATGTTGACGCTGTTCACAGCTTCTGTCTGATAAGTTGTAACCTTACGCACACCGCGAAGGATGTTAGGCACTGGATATAAAATAGTCTTTGGGATATTGAGGTCTGGGTACTGTTCCAGTTCCCGCGCCATTAAAGTCCATTTATCAATTTCAGCCTGAATGCTGTCAGTTTCTTTGAACGGTAGAACGACAACCGGGCGTACAGGACGACCGTCGCTGGCTGTATCAACGTGTTGGGCGCGTGCAACAGCTTTTTTTAGAAAGAGATCCCTGAAGCTGACGAACTCCTGGTACAGTTGTTCGCCGTAGACATAATTTATCATTGATCCTCCTCCAGAATTGACATGGTCAATAACGCCCGGCTGAGAAAACCGGTCATTACTGACCTATATTATAGAGGGATCAAACAAAAATAATAGATTTATTAGTGCATTTATTGTGAGTCTAACTGGTTAGTTGCCATGAGATATTCGATTGTGTCAGTGAGGTCATCCAGGTCGTCTTGGGTGATGCGGTACTCCTGATTGGATATCTTTGAGTAGTGTTCAGCAATGGCGCGGGCAGCGTCGGTTTCGGCAGGGTCTACAGATAAAGCGTTAGAGCAATGTCTAACGTCGTCGATGGTTGGTTGAATGAAAGCCATAATTATGCCTCACTGTATTGACAACACAGAGCCTGAAGCTCTGACCTACTGTTTCACCCATGATCCATGCTGGGGTAATCTAACAACATTGCGCTGTGTGTAAGATGAGCAATGCATAGCTGTAATGCCGTTGTATAAGGTTTCCCTGTTTGCTCATTTCCTTCTGAGCCGCTCTACAACGCTGAAGACACATTAAATAGTGAATCCAAAATCGTATTACGTAACGGCGGCAAAACTATAATTTATTAGAGCAATTGTCAAACAACTATGAAAAACAATCCAGTTTTTGGCTGGTGGAATGGGATTTTTCTCTCAAAATTTATTGCTCTAATAATTCTTGATTTTTATGCGCAGCTGGACGTAAACTCCTCTTCAGACCTAATAACTTCGTATAGCATACATTATACGAAGTTATCTTAAGGGTTATTGAACATGATCAATTTACCTGTAAATCCATACAGTTCAATACCTTATCAGGTCAAATAGTGATCACTTGATCATTTGATCAAGGTTGCGCTACGTAAAATCTGCGAAATGTTGGCAGTGTTAGTGCTCCAGATTTCGCGTAGCGCACTTAGCACCACCAATCAATCAGAGGTGAAAAATGGGATATTCAGCTGCTAAAGTGTCCACTCATCTTGAGCTTGAGAAAAACCGTGGTTACTGGCGGGCAAAAGGGTTTGATCGTGATAGTTGCCAACTGTCATTATCGCGCGGTGAAGAGAAAATAGAACGCACGCGCGGTCGCTGGCGTTTCTATGACGAGAACCATAAACAGGTAAAGGCAGAGCCAATCCTGTACACTTTACTTAAAACTATTGTCTGAGTGTTAAATGTCCAATTTACTGACCGTACACCAAAATTTGCCTGCATTACCGGTCGATGCAACGAGTGATGAGGTTCGCAAGAACCTGATGGACATGTTCAGGGATCGCCAGGCGTTTTCTGAGCATACCTGGAAAATGCTTCTGTCCGTTTGCCGGTCGTGGGCGGCATGGTGCAAGTTGAATAACCGGAAGTGGTTTCCCGCAGAACCTGAAGATGTTCGCGATTATCTTCTATATCTTCAGGCGCGCGGTCTGGCAGTAAAAACTATCCAGCAACATTTGGGCCAGCTAAACATGCTTCATCGTCGGTCCGGGCTGCCACGACCAAGTGACAGCAATGCTGTTTCACTGGTCATGCGGCGGATTCGAAAAGAAAACGTTGATGCCGGTGAACGTGCAAAACAGGCATTGGCGTTCGAACGCACTGATTTCGACCAGGTTCGTTCACTCATGGAAAATAGCGATCGCTGCCAGGATATACGTAATCTGGCATTTCTGGGGATCGCTTATAACACCCTGTTACGTATAGCCGAAATTGCCAGGATCAGGGTTAAAGATATCTCACGTACAGACGGTGGGAGAATGCTAATCCATATTGGCAGAACGAAAACGCTGGTTAGTACCGCGGGTGTAGAGAAGGCACTTAGCCTGGGGGTAACTAAACTGGTCGAACGATGGATTTCTGTCTCTGGTGTGGCTGATGATCCGAATAACTACTTGTTTTGCCGGGTCAGAAAAAATGGTGTTGCCTCGCCATCACCCACCAGCCAGCTATCAACTCGCGCCCTGGAAGGGATTTTTGAAGCAACTCACCGATTGATTTACGGGGCTAAGGATGACTCTGGCCAGAGGTACCTGGCCTGGTCTGGACACAGTGCCCGTGTCGGAGCCGCGCGAGATATGGCCCGCGCTGGAGTTTCAATACCGGAGATCATGCAAGCTGGTGGCTGGACCAATGTAAATATTGTCATGAACTATATCCGTAACCTGGATAGTGAAACAGGGGCAATGGTGCGCCTGCTGGAAGATGGCGATTAGCCATTAACGCGTAAATGATTGCTATAATTATTTGATATTTATGGTGACATATGAGAAAGGATTTCAACATCGACGGAAAATATGTAGTGCTGTCTGTAAGCACTAATATTCAGTCGCCAGCCGTCATTGTCACTGTAAAGCTGAGCGATAGAATGCCTGATATTGACTCAATATCCGTTGCGTTTCCTGTCAAAAGTATGCGTAGTGCTGAACATTTCGTGATGAATGCCACCGAGGAAGAAGCACGACGCGGTTTTGCTAAAGTGATGTCTGAGTTTGGCGAATTTTTGGGGCACGTTGACAAAGCCCTCTCAATCAGTTCAGCAAGGTCCAAAGCGTTAACAACTTCCATGATGAAATAAAAAAAAGCCTGGCAAGGAGCCAGGCTGCACAAAAGAGCGGGTTTGTATTCCGCATCCAATCAATCAAGAAGGAGTATAGCACACAGGTACTGAAGTGAAAAAATGTGATTAGCGATAAACAAAATATCTATCATTGCTCTAATAGATCGCTATAATTGAGCCGCAGTTTTTGTCAACTACGAAGACGTTGCCATTACTTCACTCCTTGACATCATTGGCGGCCATTAGGCCGCCTTTTTTTTTTGCCATATGAAAACAATCGAACAAAAAATTGAACAGTGCCGCAAGTGGCAGAAGGCAGCCAGAGAACGAGCGATCGCTCGGCAACGGGAGAAGTTGGCTGATCCGGTCTGGCGAGAATCTCAATATCAGAAAATGCGGGATACTCTCGACCGCCGTATCGCTAAACAGAAAGAGCGCCCACCAGCCAGCAAAACGCGGAAAAGCGCGGTAAAAATAAAATCTCGTGGCTTGAAGGGGAGAACACCAACGGCGGAGGAACGGCGCATCGCCAATGCTCTTGGCACTCTCCCCTGCATTGCCTGCTATATGCATGGAGTAATATCTAATGAGATGTCTCTGCACCATATCGCCGGTCGTACCGCGCCGGGTTGTCATAAAAAGCAATTGCCACTTTGTAGATGGCACCACCAGCATGCAGCTCCGGCTGAAGTAAGAGCAAAATACCCCTGGCTGGTCCCTGTTCATGCCGATGGTGTGGTTGGAGGCAAGAAAGAATTCACCCTGCTGAACAAGTCAGAGATGGAGTTGCTGGCTGACGCCTATGAAATGGCAAACATCATGCACTAATAAATATATTATTTTTAATCTTAAATGATTGACAACTGACAAGTGACTTGAGTCAGAATCATCACACGCCCGGTACGGATGGATCCCTTTTCAAATATTCCATGGACGGCACAGTCTGAGTACCGGGCGCTACCTTCAGTTGTATTGCTAAGCCGCCGCTGGTGGCTTTTCTTTTTTGTAGGGGCGCTATGGATAAGAAAATATGCGTTGTTTCGATGAGCGTCGGCAAACCGGCGTCAATGACTGCTGCATGGATCAACAACGAGCTGATAATGGCTGAGCGGACCAGCTACCCTGAACGCCGCCGCGACATGGAACTCCAGCTGCTGCGCGAATTGCGAGAAAAAGAGGAAAAGGGTTTTATCGTGCTGGTGGAAGAGGAAAACAGCTTTATTACTGGTCGAGTTGGCCAGCGTGTAAGGTTGCGCGATCCCTTCATGAACGGCAGGCCGGTACTGATTGAAGCAATGCAGATTTACAAGGAGCTGGAACGCCAGAAAGCGATCAAGTTACCGCGCAAGGAATCCGGCAAATACATCCTCCACCAAAGCATCTTCGATTCCGAACACGATAAAAAAGGCGATGAATTTTTCAACATCAACTGGAGCGAAATAACGACAGAGCATGTTCTGACGTTACTATGTTGCTTTGCGACGGAATACAACAACGTTGCCAGCGCAGACTACATCAGGGCAATGGCTGGAGAAGTTGAGGCACGCCAGGAACCATCGTTACTAAGCCCTCTGATTAACATAATTCGCGGAACCCAAACGCTGGCACAAAAACAGGTGCCTAAGGGAGTATTAACAGGAAAAGGAAATTATCTATAAACGTCAATGCATTAGGGTATACTTCTCCGTAGAACTATAAGTAAATGGAGTAAGTAATGAGCGAGTATATAGAAATTGCCTATGCAGCAGCTACACATAGGCTGTGCTTTCTTACAGGCACTGGATTTTCAAAGGCTGTTTCTGATGATAAAGCCCCAAGTTGGCAATCTTTATTGGAGCAACTGTGCGGTTTATTGAAGGATGGTGACTCACTCAAAGAGGAATTATTTCCTGATGGAAAAGCAAAAGACCTTAGCCTTGAAGAGGCTGCTCAGGTTATTGCACTAAAATTTATACTTTCGGGGAAAAATATTTACCAGGAGATTGAGAAAATCATAGCCTCAATCGAACTTGATCCATCAATTGAATATATTCAAGACTTTTTCAAAGAAAACACATTTAAAGTAATTACGACAAATTATGACAAGTTAGCAGAAAAACTGGCTGGAGAGAATCGAACGTGTACAATCACCCCCGGCCTGCCAATTCCAAAATATAATTGTGAGGTTAAAGTCTACCATGTTCACGGCTCTATAGACTCCCCATCAGATATGGTTGTTACTAGCGAGGATTATTTCAGATTTATAAATGGTAATTCTTACTTTTCAAATAAACTAAGCACAGTTCTACATGAAAACACTATTGTTATTCTTGGCTATTCTCTAAGTGACGCGAACCTCAAGGCGATTATAAATGAATATAAGGTATTTTCACGGGACAACGTAATGTCCTCCAATATTTTCCTTATTTCCCGAGGAAAACTATTGCAACCTATTAAAGATTACTATTTTTCCTGCTTTGGGATTAGGGTTATAGATAAAACAGAGGTGTCTGATTTCTTTAGAAAACTTAACAAGAAAATTCCAGAAGCAAAAAAAATAAAAGACAAATTGAGGCACTCAATCAAATCGGTAATAAAAAACGGAAGAGAGTATAAAATAGAGTTCTTGAAGTTAGAGGATTCTTTTTATCATATCATTTCCTCCATTTCATCATCTGGATATAGCTGGAATGATGAAAAGGTATTAAATGTTTTTTGTGATATAATAGATAAAAAAATAGATCTTACTAAAGAGTCTGGCGCATGGGAGCAGTATGAACACCTGGCAAAATGGCTTATTTATTTCGGTAGTTTATTTGAAGTAAAAGGAACCAACTTTGAGAAAAAATACATACATGCGGTTGAACACTCAATGACTTATATGAATAAACCTTACGAAACAGGCTACTCATGGCGAGCATATCTAGCCTGGAAAACAAAATGGCCTTCACTGACAGCATCTAACCGCTCTCTTATTAAGAGTAAGATGGAAGAAATCCCGCTACAACAGATTCACGATATTATATCTAAGTTTATATAGTATATTTATCTCCGGCCTAATCTCCCTAGGCCGGAGAGTTCTTAATCAGCATTCAGGAGCAATGCGTTATCTATGATGATCTGCTCCCATTCCTCGAATGCCCGGTCGCGGACGCCCTGGGGAACGCTGTTAGTTTTGAAATCGACGACCGTCCGCCATTTTCCGTCCGGACGGTACATGCGCAGAGCTTTACTTCCCCCTTCCCTGCGCACCTCAACGTTATGCTTGTCAGCAAACTCTTGTAATGCTCGTAGCGTCCCATGCTTTACTGTGTAGTATCGCTTTTTCAAGTTTTCTCTCCAGCCTGTGCCAAGGCTTCAACTTCCAAATCGTAAGACTCAAACTCATAGTCCTGGTCGTCAACTTCTTCAGGCACTGGCAGTAAATGCCAGGCTGAGTATATCTGACCATTATCAAAACGCTCCTGGCTGTAGAGCGTCGCGGCTATGAGTGTTAGCGCCGGGCGGTCATAACGGTAAATTTTGCGAACGTCACGGTCAACGAGACGACCGAAATTACCATAACCGCGCTCCAGTAATAATTTTTTAATTTCCGGCCAGTATGGACCATAGCTGCGGTACAGGCGGGGATTTTTCAGTAATCGCCCGCGTAGCCCTGACAGGAAGAAATCAACGTATTCGTCTTCTGTCTTTCCTAACAACGCTGTACGGAGTACCGCCTCAAGATATGTTTTATTCGGTTTTATTGTATCAGATAGTGTGGCCATATTATGCGACGCCCGGCGAACCGGGCGCTCCTGTTATGCGTATTGTTGGATGACGGCCAGAACGTCCGCCACGTTGTGTTTTGTCTCGATAATCCACCAGTTACCCGGGAAATCGCTGTTCTTCGCCTTCGCTGGCAGCCAGCGAGCGCCGAATTTCGCCTTGATTGCGTCTTTCGCACGGAAAAGAACGCCTTTCATGCCTGAGGCTTCCTGAAGCCCAAATACCTCGCCAGCGGCGAATTTTGGTGCGTACATCATCTTCAGGTCGGCGGTGGATACGCGATAATTCAGACCAAGAGACTGAGCTATGCTGGTGGCATCACCCTGTATTGATGATAACTCTTCTTGTTTCTCGTTTCTGGCGGCAATCTCTTCCTCCGTGATGTTGCCAAGGGCTAGGTTTATCCGATCAGCGTCGGCCTGTTTCTCTTCATCGGTGCGCCCGGCAAGAACCGTGTTAATTCTCTGCAATATCTCCACATGATTCTTGCGCATGCTGAGCAATTCCGGCGTAACCTCGTTAAGATCCACCAGCCCAAGGATGGCAAGGTCGGAAAACATTGATACCAGGTTGTAGGTCATGCGATAGCTGAGTTGACCATAGGCTGATGGCAACTTCACCGCATCCATTTGATAGGCATCCATAAATTTAGAGCCGTCGTTTACGACATCCGCTATTGCAGGTGTGATTTTCCCTGTGGTGGCGGCCTCCCTGATTGCTGTTACCCACGATTGAGTCAGCGCGGCGACTGCATGATTCAGATTGGCTTCCCGTTCTGCTGCGATGCGCGCGCTTGCTGCGTCCATTGCCTGCTTGATCTCGGCTTTATTGCTGTAAATGCCAATGGTGCCAAACTGTGCTGTGGTGATCTCATAATCTGACGCCCGGAACTCATTGGTACCGAAAATGGCATTGGTGACTTCAAGTTCAGAATCCCCGTTACGAGTAGCCCCCTGGCTTGTTTTTTCCGGCATTCTGGCGATCGCATCCGCTATTTTCTCCTGAATTGCTTCAGGGGATAGCGTATCTCCGTATGACGCGATTACATCGCCATAATTGGAGCCAAACAGTTCAACCAGGAATGTTTCTGCCGAACGGATCTGGCGGTTATTCCCTTCCGACATCATACCAAGCACCCATTTTGCAATTGACGACTTCAGCGCGCCGTCACGGCGATCCGGGTAAACCGCATGCTTCAGTGGGTCCGTATAGGTACCAACAAAATCGATGCTATAGCCTGACTCTGTAGTCTGAACGCCGTATGAGTCAGTGATTTTGATCATGCCGCGCTGCTGGAAACGGTAGAAATCGTCACAGGAAATGATGTCGTTAATCCCGGCGATGGAGACGCCACCACTGATTTTCTGCATAACAGCATCTTCATCGGGAGTTACATCAACCTGTTTATCCAGCGTCTTCACATCCCAGTTACCCGATTTGGTGCCTTTGAAGGTAAAGATGATCTCCACGTCTGCGCGCTGGCTGTCGAAGTCCAGCGACTTAATGCGAACGATATCACCGGCACAATCATAGTATTGGCCTACACGCCATGAGCGATCGCCGATAACAAGGAACTCATTCGCATGGTTAACCAGATCAGGATCAACATCCAGAATGCCTTTATTTATTGCATCCTCCACCAGCGGGCGCAGGCGTTTGATATCCGTCGCGGCCTTCTGAGTACGGTTCAATAATTTCTCATAGCGGGAGATGGCCTGAGAGATATTAGCCTTGCGCTGAATGGCGCTTTTCAACGACGCGCGATACTGTGCTAACAACATACGGTCTGTGTGATGGACGCTACCCCAGCGGGCTTTCCAGTCTGCGTTATCAGCTGCTTTGGCCATTACCGCCTGTTTGAATTTAGCTACCTCGGCGGTGGTCTTTTCAAGTTCCGCTTTGCTTCGCTCCAATTCAGCGGTAAGTACCTCCACATCCTCACCAGCTGCGTGCTGCGCCTTGATGTAGTTCTGAAGGTCGATAGTAGCCTGTTCTTTCTGGCGAGCGCGTTTCGCAGCTTTCGCCTTATCCATTTGAACCTGCATCATTGCCAGACGTTCGCCGTCATCCTTCGCGGTATACATCTGCATTTCGATCATGTCATTGGCGTCGGCGTTCTCCATTTCTGACTTATCTGAACGGAGGATATCGGAGATCCAGCCTGCTTTACGCTTCAGCGTCTTCAGTCGGTATTCATCGAAAGACCCCTTGCCGCAGTAGTAGTGAACGCGAACGCTTGCACGGTTGGAGCCAACTCGTGCACCGCGACCGTTACGTTGTGCGATGCTGGCTGGTGTCCATGGCAACGTCAGATGATGGATGTCAGTCGTTCCTCGATGCAGGTTGATACCCACCTCTGCCTTTTTGTTGCAGATGATGATCGGAGTCCGGCCCTCCTGGAAGTCGGCTGCAATCTTTTCCAGACCGCCCAACGACATTTCATTTTGCTGCGCGATATAGGCGTCATACAGAGCCATTTGCTCGTTGTATTTCGCTATCTGTGCATCTGTTGGTTCATCCGGTAGCTCTTTCGGCGGTTTAACCGCTTTCAGTTTCTTACCGGTTTTACCTGCCTCGGCAACCGTCTGAGCATTCAGGATCCCCACCTTTGAAGGTTCAAGGTTTAGAGCATTGCAGATAATGCGCTTGAGCTTCTGGTGCTGCGTTTTTTCATCGGTGAAGATGATTTGCTTACCTTCCGGGAAAAACTCCTTCAGCGTGGCGATCAGCTTCGCGTATTTCGGCGTAACGGGGTGAGTTACGGTCTGTTCGTCAATGCCAAACCTGGCCAGGCGCTTATTCACTTCCTGCTCGAACGCTTCCGGAACCTGCAACTGAATAAACTCGCCCTTATCTATCAGGGAGTATTGCGATTGCTGCGTGATTGAATCATCACTGTCGTCGTCTTCGCTGGTGGCTTGTTTAGGCAAACTGTCCGCCAGCTGCTGCACCGCATCGGCGTACTCCGGCAGGAAACGATAGGTGATCCGGCGATAGTACAGGTCCATGTCAGTACATACGCGGTCCATATCCCTGATTATTGAGAAGATCGGACGGGCTTTCTCGTGCTCAATCACGCCGTCTTCATTGACCGAGGTCGTTACGCCATTGTTGGCTTTGGCCGCCGCTTCCGCCTGCTGACGCAATTCTTCATACGCCGCCAGTTGTTCTTCAGTAAGTGGTGCATCCTGCTGGTGTTCGTCCAGCTCCGGGATCTCCACGGTATCCTTAACGTCTTCCGCCGTTTTAAGCGTTACCCAGCGATGGAATATACCGCGCAGCGCATCAAGGTTTTCAAAGCCCACCAGCGCCATTTTTTCTTCAACTTCACCGCTAATTTTCTGTACCGTTTCCAGCCTGGTCTTGCCGAAGAATTTAACGAAGTCATCAGGACCGTAGATCCCCATGTTCTGCCAGTATTCCTTCGGCAGAACATGAGAAAGCATGTTGTATGCATCGATCGGGGTGTTAACGACTGGCGTTGCAGTCAGGAGAACCGGCCCGCGCCCGCCATTCTTTTTCATCAGGTACGCGTTTTTAATTGCCATATCTCGCGCCGATTGCGCCACCGCGCTGGTGGGCAGATAGGCCAGTTGTGACGCTTCGCGACCATTTTTATAGCTATTGCGGTAGTTGTGACCTTCGTCGGCGATCACACTATCGAAGCCCATATCCTCAAAGTACGGATACTTCTCTGCTTTTTCGGTGCCGGTATCTGAATACTCCGACAATACCCGGCGACGCGCGGCCTCTTTGCGGTGGGAGTCGGAGTCCATTGCGCTGGCTACGCGCCCGGCTGCAACGAAGTCATAAAGCATATCCTGTGCATGCTCATCTACGGTGTCATCACGTAGCGGAATGCGGGCGTATTGTTCTTTGGTAAACACGACTGCACGGTAATTTGAGTGCGGGATCGCGTTCATCCGCGCCGTGATAGTGGCTTCATCTGCCAGCTTAAGAGCATCGCGCATAACTGGAGTGCCATCAGTACCAAGAACAGGTTTACCGTTCTCATTGAGCACCGGCACCTGGCGAATCTGATCGCCATCCATCAGCACATCAAGACCGACGAACAAGTAGTTACTGAATGCCTCTTCACTCAGGAATTCTTTTGCTTCGTAATACCAATTTTCCAGCACTGATTTAGGCACTACATACGCAGTACGGGTAGAGCGACCGTTCTCATAGTTGAACGCCTCAAGCGCCAGCGCGGTCGTGGTTTTACCCAGCCCGGTGCCGAAGCCCAGGATGCCGCGCCCATCTTCGGACAGTCGGCGCACCTCGCTATTCTGGTAATCAAATGGCTGGCGCTTACCGCTTAATCCCTTCAACCCAAGCGGATCGCCAGAGTGTTCATACGGGATATTGCTATTGAACACATCGTTGTATTTGGCAACCAGCTCATCGTAGCGATCGTGCGTCTTGATCCACTTATTGAACTGGTCCTCAAGCAGTGCCATCTGCTCGCGGTAGCCGTTCGCCGTCGCGCTATCTTTGCCACCGATACGCGCACCATTGAGATACTTTTCCAGCTGTGCCGGGAACCCGGTCGCGTTTTCACCCGATTTACGGTCCCACTCGTAGCGGATCTCGCCTGTTTCTTTATCCTTGCGCTGGACGACACCGTATCGGTGCCCGACGAACAGACCATCACCACCGTGATAGGTGTCAGAAACCATTTCGTCGCCTTCCAGCTGCACTGACTGCACATAGCGCAGATCCGGATAGCCGTTTTCCTGCAAAAATTCCAGAATGACGGAGCGGTCGAACCAACGGCTATTGAGCTTAAAGCGGATATTCTCTGCTGGCGTCTTGATGCGCTTCTCTTCGATCGCTGCCAGCTGATTAAGGACGTTGTTCTTTACTGGACCGTCGGGGTGTGTGGCAAGAAATTCCTGTTTTGGAGCCACTATCTCGTTAATGTCGCCGCTGGTGGCGCGGGCGAACGGAACAATCCCGCCATACGGTGAAACCGCAATACCAGGGGTGCTGGCCAATAAATTAAGCAACTCTTCATCACTGGCTGGCAGTTCGCCGGTAAACGCAAGGCGGAAATCATCGAGCTGGATTGGATCGCGGGTAAGATCGCTATAGAGATAACGCAGGGTGTCCTGATAGCTGGTGGAGTCATAACTGGCGCTGGAATCATGCGTAACCAGCTTTCCTGTCAGCTCGTCAGAAATAGTGCCATCCAGCTTAATCGCACCACGGAAAGCAAACCAGGCGCGCGCACCGCTCCCCGACAATTTCGCTATCGGACCGCGACCGGGGTTACCAAAACGGTCAATCTCTGCCTGCAAACGGGATACCAGAGAAAGGCGCTGCTGTTCGATTTGTTCAGCACTATGCCCGGCGGCCTTCATATCCTGATATTCAATTAACATCCGGCCAATCATCGCCCCGCGATACAAGCGTTCACGGTATTTTTCAGGCTGGCTGTTAATCCAGTCCACCAGTTGCACCATATCGTCGCTGATTGATGTGGTGTACTTATCGCGGACATTTGCCATCTGGGTAAATGTCATGCCGAGACGACCTTCTGTGGTAGTCAGGTTACGCTGAAGAGCCTCCCAGCTATCCGCGCCATAACTGGCAACATCAATCTTCAGCTCCTTCCCGGCATCAGCTTCAATCCAGCGACCACCAGCATATTTTTGCCATACGCCATTAATCAGGCGCATTTCCCCTTCATCAACAACATCTGCGGTCGGTGACGGTTCAGCCATATCGAGCAAAGACCAGTCGATACGACTTTCGAAACGATGAATCAGCTTCGCTTTAAGAGCCAGGTTATCAATCTGCCCGTCGGCACGAACCTCAATACGCCCCTGGAATCCCTTCTCCTGAGTACCATGAACAAACCGGCGGCCGTCCTTTTCAAACCACTTGCCAGAAATAAACGTTGGCCAAAGCACATTTGCCGATTCAAGAGTGCCTTCATCCACCAGGGGGATTTTCTCAGCCATCTCTGCCGGATGTTTACGCATCAGCACCACATCAACGACCGTACTGGTCCCGTTTGCGTCAAAAGTACCGGTAGGCAAGCGGTGAGCGCCAAGAAATTCAGCTTTACGGGATAGACGCAGGCGTAACCGCTTCATGTTTGAACCTGAAACAATGGACGGCGGCACAATCACGCACATGAATCCGCCAGGCTTTATCTTGTCCAACATGCGGAGCATGAAGTAAGACCCCATGTCCGTTTCTTCTGCGTAAGGTTTATCGATGTTGCGTGTGTTATCACGACCACCGAACGGAACGTTACCCACCACATGGTCGAATGAATCGTTAGGCGTGCTTACAGCCAGTTGTTCGAACGGGGAAATCTGTACGCTGTCTTCCGGATGTAACAGCTGGTTTATACGACCGGAAACACTGCTGATCTCAGTCGCGGTCATCACCGTGCCAACCGGTTTTGTCTCATTAAAAACGCCGGTGCCCGCCGATGGTTCCAGAGTGTTACCTACGTCCGCGCCGTAGAGCTTCATGATCTCCCAGACACCTTCAGCGATCGGCTTTGGTGTGTAATATTCGGAGACGGACCCGCCAATGCCGCCTTCGCCGGTGTACCCAGCCAGGATCTGGCGCTGTTCATCTGTCAGTGTCGCGCCGTCCACCAGCGAATTAAGCAAATCTATCGCCTTCTGATTCGCCTCCCGGCGTAGTCGGTCATAGCTTTTGCCTTCCACCTTTTCCACGCCGTATCTAATCGGCGCTCGGTGAGATGTTATTGCCCTAATGTATTTCAATATTTCGCTGACACTTGAACAGCGAAACACCCCTATAGATAGCTTGTTCATTGGTAATCCTTAACAAGTGACTAGTGTTAAATTCCGTTCAAACACGATGCGAATTATTCTAATTAAGGTGCAATCTTGGCAGACAATAAAATCACGCTATCCTCGGTCAGGAAGGCGCTGGCGGGGGTTTTTAAAGACAACGGAGAACGGGACAACATCCTCCTGTCCGCGCTGGCTGTGCACGGCGGAAGTGGGTATTTGTTTTCTCGCGCAGGGGCACCGGTACAACTGTCCGGCTTCTTAGGCGGCAAACCGGGCGATAGTGGCATGGCTGGCGATGGGCTGGTGGACGGAAGTCGCTTTATCTTTGATGAAGTTCAACTGCCGGAAGACCGCTTGCAACGCTATCCGCTACTCGAAGAGATGGCGGTTTACAGCACGATCGCCACCGCGCTGAACATCCATATTACGCACGCGCTCTCTTTCGATAAGAAGACCGGGCAAACTTTCTCTATCGTGCCGGTACATCACGGAAACGATAGTGACTATGACGCCGCGCAGGCGTTGTGTGACGAGCTGATGAACGACATCGGGCGAACCATCAACAAAGAGGTCGCCGGGTGGGCATTTATCATGTCTGTATTTGGGGTGGCTTATGTCAGGCCATACGCCAAAGAAGGCATAGGGATCACGTCTTTTGAGTGCTCCTATTACACCCTTCCGGGCTTCATCAAAGAGTTCGAGGTCAGCGGCAACCTGGCGGGATTTAGCGGCGATTATCTGAAGGACGCGTCAGGGAAAATGGTTTTCGCCGATCCGTGGGCCATTATCCCTATGAAAATCCCCTACTGGCGGCCTAAGTCAAACCTTATGCCTGTGCACACTGGCCATAAGGCTTACAGCCTGCTGGATAATCCGGAAGAGCGCACACCGATTGAAACCCAGAATTACGGGACCAGCTTGCTCGAATACGCCTACGAGCCGTACATGAATCTGCGTTCGGCGATCCGCTCACTGAAGGCAACGCGTTTTAACGCGTCGAAAATTGACCGAATCATCGGCCTGGCGATGAATAGTCTGGATCCGGTAAAAGCAGCCGATTATTCACGCACCATTACTCAGACGCTTAAACGAGCAGCTGACCTGATGGAAAAGCGCGCACGCGGCGCGAATAACATGCCTACGGTGACCAATACTCTGCTGCCTATTATGGGCGACGGCAAGGGACAGATGACTATTGATACTCAGACCATCCAGGCTGACATCAACGGCATTGAAGACATTCTCACCTATATGCGCCAGCTGGCGGCAGCACTTGGCCTCGATTACACCCTCCTGGGGTGGGCAGATCAAATGTCCGGCGGGCTTGGTGAAGGTGGATTCCTGCGCACGGCAATTCAGGCCGCCATGCGCGCCTCATGGATCCAGCAGGGCGTAGAAGAGTTCATTCAGCGGGCTATCGATATTCATCTTGCTTTCAAGTACGGCAAGGTATACCCGGAAGGTGATCGCCCGTACAAAATCGAATTCCACTCCGTTAATACCGCTCTGCAACAAGAGCACAACGACAACCGCGACTCGCAGGCGAACTACGCCACCATCGTTACGCAAATCCTCGATGCCGTCAGCAATAACAGCGTCCTCGCCAATTCCGATGCATTCAAACGTTACCTGTTCAGCGATGTGCTGGAGATTGACGAAAAAATCTCTGAAGCACTGGTGAACGAACTGAAAGCGAAAAGCGAGGACGACGATCACCTGATGGATTCCATCATCAAAACACCGCCACAGGAACTGGCGCAAATCCTTGAATCGGTCTTTAAAGAGGGAAACGATAATGACTGATGTTTTGAAAACGGTCACTGACCGCTTTTGTCTCTATAGCAATGCTCGAAAAGGTCGCCAGAACGGGCGACAGTATGTATTAAGCGCGGTAAAGACCATGCTTGAAAGCAAGGAAACTCAGGAAGGTTTACGCCTTGGTGAGCTTTTCGGCTATTACGGTCACGGTCGCCGACAGCTGACTGGCAAACTGGAAGTACCAGAAACCAGCGTGATCATGGTGGAAGGTCGCCCGGTCGTAATCGACAATGTTCCGGCGTGTCGCACAGTGGCTATATCTGTTGACGACAACGGCATCGTTACCCATACACAGGAAATTCTTAACACAGAGCCGGGTAAAATTGTCGCCGCGATGATCGAAAGCCGAGCTGGTGGCTGGAGCTGGGCCACTGGCGGGCGCGAGTCCGGGAAAATCGCTGTAACCACCAGCTTCCATGGTGTGGATTATGTGACAACGCCGAACTATATCAGTCTGGATCATCCTGCCAGCGCCGGAATGTTTGAAAGCGCGGACTCTAAATCTCTACTGGCAGAGTCCCTGGCGGCGCATGGGTACTCCGACGAGTCAGTGCAGGCAGTTATATCCCATTACGGCAAAATGGCTGAACTGGAAATGATGGTGGAGGCGACAGAGCGTACGGCAGAACTGGAAACCGCACTACTCGAAAGCCAGGGCCGCCACCTCGAAGCAATGGCCAAGATCGCAGATGCTGAAGCGCGAATCGCTTTGCTGGAGGAAACAGCGGGTATCCGCGACGATGTGCTGGCAGCAATGCAAGACGAACTGGATAACCTCCCGATCTTCGTCTCCGCCGCCCAAAAAGACGCATTCCGCCTCAAAGAACCTGGTGATGCAAAAATCGTTGCCACACTTTTCGAATCTCTGATCAAAGTTGGCGCACGCAACTTGCCTGTCACCAGGAAAATTAAGGAGGTTCCGCAAGCGGCTAACGTCCAGGCACCGCGTGAGACAAGCATCATCACGTTTAATAATTCAATCAATCCGTTCAAATAACCACCAAAAATAACCCCGGCAGCTGCCGGGGTTCTCGTTAACTATTATCACCTTCGCCTGCGTGCCATATATTTGCGCACCGCGCGGCCTGGACAATCTGAAGCTGTTTCTTTCTGCTGCATCAATCTCGCAGCCATGCTCAAAAATGTCAGGCACAGCCGAAGCCCGGCATACAATAGCGGTTCCAGTGGCCACGTCTCATTGAGCACATATACCGCCATGAAAATCGAGTCAAAAACTATCGCCGCCAGCGATAACTTCATTGTCGAAAGTCGGCGGAGCTGCCGGAGTTTATTCATTGACAAGCCCCGTCAGGCAAAGCTGGCGTTCTTTTTCACGGCGAATCTTTAAACCTCGCAGGGGCACGCCGTTACTGTTCACGAAATCAGGGAGATGGTTACACATATTCACCCATTCCCCTTTCTGCGCCCACTTGTGGATGGACGTTTCTACTCGCATGCCTCGCGCTTTGCTGTAGTAGGTCCGTAAGCTATTGCATCCCATATTGAATGCCGCGCTTGTCATTGCACTGAAGGCATTATCGGGCATGTCTTTGCCCCGGAAGTGCTGATTAATACAGCGTTCAGCGATCAGGATATTCTTTTCCCAATCAGCGGCGATTTGCTGGTCGGTTTTTCGCACACCCGGCGTTACCCCGTGTGTATTACCGATCCCGTCAGTCCATACCCCCGCCGGGCACATGTATGGATCACGTCGGCAACCTTCAGCGTTACCAATCAGCTCAAGCCCCGCCTGGTTGGTTCGCACATTGCCATTACCCATCACGATGGTAATCATCACCGCGATAGCGCAAATTGCACCGCCTCCTGCGGCTGTTTTTCCCTTCATAAAGACCTCATAAGCGAATTTTTTACGCTCCAGGACAAACACCCATTCACAGCCAATACCGACTGACTCGATCCCTTTAGAAGGCACAGGATAATGCAAATCACTTGTTAGCTACGTTTCAAAGATATACATTATTGCTCTAATTAATTTATTTTATTAGGTAAGATAAGTGGCACAACGCGGTGTAAACAAAGTCATCCTGATTGGTACCCTGGGGCAAGACCCGGAGATCAGGTATATACCAAATGGCGGAGCGGTCGGAAGACTCAGCATCGCAACGAATGAATCATGGCGCGACAAGCAAACGGGCCAACAGAAAGAGCAAACAGAATGGCATAAAGTCGTTTTGTTCGGAAAACTTGCTGAAATTGCGAGTGAGTATTTACGAAAAGGTTCTCAGGTCTACATCGAAGGGAAACTTAAAACCCGTAAGTGGACAGATGACGCCGGTGTAGAACGTTACACGACGGAAATTATCGTCAGCCAGGGCGGCACCATGCAAATGATCGGCGCTCGCCGCGACGATTCACAATTCTCAAATGGCTGGGGGCAGTCAAACCAACCTCAAAACCACCAGCAATACAGCGGTGGCAGTAAACCTCAGAGCAACGCCAATAGCGAACCTCCAATGGACTTTGAAGACGATATTCCATTTTGAGAGGGCTGAAAGTTGCTCGATTACTTAAAAATAACTTTACCTAATTGGTGTAAAAAAATGGGCGCAACAAAGCGCCCCAACAATAGAGTTTCAAATTAATAAAAAGGTAATAAATAACATGAAGTTAAATTGAGAAGAGGCAATTTTATTGCCTCTTCAAAGGTGGCATGAGGGTGCCACCTATATGCGGGCAGTGACATCACTCCCTTCCCGCATATTCTTACCTACCAAAATTAGAATTGGTAGGTCATACCAACAGCAACGATGTTGTCGGTTGCAACCTCAGATCTTTTGGTAAATTCACTTTCATCAATCAGGTTGATCTTGTAGTCAACGAAAGCGGACATATTTTTGTTGAAGTAATAAGTCGCACCCAAGTCGATGTATTCAACCAGATCCTGGCTGCCGAACGCACCAATATTTTCACCGCGAGAGTGCAGATAAGCGATGGACGGACGCAGGCCGAAATCAAACTGGTATTGAGCAACAGCTTCAAAGTTTTTCGCCTTGTTCGCGATAAAGTCATCACCGAAGACAGTCATATTCTGAGTTTCAGAATAAGTTGCAGCCAGGTAAATGTTATTTGCGTCATATTTCAGGCCAGTAGCCCATACTTCAGCAGTTTTACCAGAAGCATTCAGAGGATCCTTTTTAGCATAGGATACCTGCCCATCAGTACGATCAGATTTTGCATAGGTTGCACCAACGCCAAATCCTTCATAATCGTAAGTAGCAGACAGACCAAAGCCATCACCATTAGATTCAACTACGTCACGGCCTTTCCAGTTGTTCACTTTTGCAGCACTATCATTTTTACCTTGATACTGCAAAGCAAAGTTCAGACCATCAACCAGGCCGAAGAAATCATTGTTACGGTAGGTGGCTACGCCAGTAGCACGCTGGGTCATAAATACATCGGTCTGAGTCCAGGTATCTCCACCAAACTCAGGCAGCACGTCAGTCCAAGCGCCAATATCATAAGCTACACCATAGTTGCGACCATAGTCGATTGAACCATAATCAGCAAAACGGAGGCCAGCAAATGCAAGACGAGTTTTATCTTTATCAGAGCCCTCAGATTCAGTACGGTTACCTTTAAATTCGTACTCCCACTGACCAAAACCGGTTAACTGGTCATTAATCTGAGTTTCACCTTTGAATCCCAGACGAGCATAAGTCTTATCTCCGTCATCACTAGCTGAAGAAGAGAAGTAATGTTCTGCGTTAACTTTGCCGTACAGATCCAGTTTATTACCGTCTTTGTTGTAGATTTCAGCTGCTTGCGCAGACATTGCCATCAGGACAGATGCTGCAACCGCAGAGAGTGCCACTGTGATTTTTTTCATTTTTTTTGCCCTTTAGATTGAACTTTTCAGTAGAAAAGAAGTCACTGCGGACAAATGTTTATCTTTTTTGGATTCGTGTTTCAAGTTTTGCAAATAAAAATCAAGGTATTTTTGTGATCAAAATCACAAATAATAGCCTTGAAAACCCAATGGACTATTAGAAAAAACTCAATTCACAGAATAAAAATTGACAAAATAGATCAAAAATAAGCACAAAAGACAAACAATTAAATTATCACAAAAATAATAACTGTCAAAAATAGATAGCCTGTTAATTAACAGGGCTTTAATGGATGTAGACTTGAAATCTACTTAAAAATTAGAATCAAATTAATTACTGCCGATTGGGTATTAAATTGAATCTATATTGTGAGAGTTAAAGACGATGTGTTTTAGTTATAAATGTTATTCCCTAAAATGGAGCGGTCTCATCGAATCCTGATTAATAACGAGCTAAGCTAATTCATTTTAGTATGTGTATATCTTTACCCTCTGAATATGCAATAAAGAAGAGATATTAAACAATATGTAGCTTCAGGATTGACTCTGGAAGAATTAAAAGATCGACTAAAGTGTTCAATATGTGGTGAGCGAAACGCAAAAATTAATTTTTTTTGATCTAACATATTAGGTAACGGCTTGCTTCCATAACCTAAAGCAAGCCACTACGCGTTTACTTTAAGTACACAATTAACATATCAGAACAGATTATTTTTGCACAATCAGGGAGTTAATATACGATCTGGTCTACATGATCACCAAAATCATCATCGTCGTCGTCATCATCGCCACCATCTACTGCTGGCCAATCAACAAACCAGCCAGCGTAAAGATGCAGCGTTCGGAGAACATCACTTGCGGGAGCATCAAGGGTGTTAACGAATCCCATATAGCTATTGGGATTTGCCCCAGCTATGGCTTCAGCGATCATGTCCTCGGTAATGTCACCGGAGATAATGCTTAAACGCCCGGAAACTTCTTCATTATCATCAAATTCGATAATGGCATCTCCGCCTAATGGCGCTGCGATTTTAATCTGCATTATTTAGCTCCTTTGCCACACCTAATAACAGTTCCAGCAATCCGTCACCATTCATCAGTGATGCGGCAGCGGCCTCTTTGTCATGATACAACTGAAGAGCCATAGAGAATACTTCCGTTGCTGACGTTTTGGAAATAGTCGGTGATTTCTGCCGAATTTTCCCGGTGTTACTTACTGAGGCTGGCGGGTATACCTTCGCCATATAAATATTACTCAATCGAGATCTGAAGCACCATTCAGGCTTGCCACGCCCACCGATATTAACGAAAGATGGCTTATCCCCTTCAACATTGGCCTTCAGGAATGACCGGGCTTTCTCTAACAAACCAGGGTTACTGTACTCAAGATGATGACCCAGCTCGTGCCACAGTGCACTTGCATTTTCATCGTTCAAATTGACAGCAACAACACCATTAAGATTTGCATATGCCCTTCCCTGGTGGTGAACCACCTTTGATAAGGTCGAAATTTTACCGCCGGTCAGGCGATAAATATCAGCAAGTTCCTTGCGCAGGTCTATCCCACCATTCTGTCCAGCGCGGGCTTCTTCCACTTCTTCCGTGATAAAAGAGTCGGCCCACTCAAGAGCTTTTTCTTCAGATACGGATGAGTTTGCGATCGCACTGTTCATGGCAGATAACACTTTCTCGTGGACCGAACCCATTCTTCGCTGATTCATTTGCCAGCGTGTCTGCGGGTTATATGAGAATCGCTTAAGTAGTTGGTCAAGCTGCTCAAGTTCTTCTTCGCTGACATACTTTTTAGCCTCACCAATAATGCCGGGGAGAATATTGCCGTTAGGATTAAACGCTCGCGAAAGGAAGAGTTTCAGCGCCCCCATGCCCTCCGATGCTTCAATATCACCAATAACACGGTTAACAATGGCCGCACTCTTCGGATTAGCATCCGCCAACGCTCTGGCTACGATTTGCAGTGACGATACGACCTCACGCTGCATATCAGTCCTGATCTCATCAATAAACTCTGGCGTTATGCCGTGCTCTTTAAGGATATCCCTGCCTTCCGCCGTTACCCCATCGATATCACCGACATGTTTATTAACCTGACTTTGCAATGCCTTAAATGCCTTCAGAATTCCACGGGCATCATCAGCTTTACTAACGGCCTTCCTGAATGCTGGCAAGAAGTCAGAGTTAACCTCATTTTGTTGATCGGCCCACTGAATGGAGGCTTCTTTCATCTCGTCCAGAGTCAGATCACCCAACGCGGTATGGTCTGTGAATATGAGCGACAACCTCTGAACCATTTCTGCCAATGGTGATGCCGTATGCGCCGCGCTAAGGAATGCTTTCACCCTGGTTGGGCGAATGGAAAACCAGTCAATAGCTGGTGGCATATCTCCGTTTTTTATCGCCTGCGCTATCTCGTCAAAGCCATCGCGCCCAAGGGAGGATGCGTGATTTAACAAGCCGCGAAGTAACGAATTGCTGATACCGAATAATCGGCACCATTTTTTCACGTCGGCAACAGGCATTCGAACAAAATGCGCAAGCACTTGAACAAGCTGTTCATCCTGGGGATCTGTACGGGAAAGCAGCCTGATCAGATGAATAATGTCTTTGGTGCCGGATGCCCGATGCAATAGCAAACTGGTATATGGAGCAACGCCGTTGTAACTACCGCCGGAAACGGACTCGAAAAGACCGCCGGATATCCCTTGCATGCCTTCGTTTTCCAGTTCCTGAGACACCTGGCGAAGGATATCCTGTAACGACACATCACCACCGCCAAACATATCCCCCAGCGCCTGGCCCTGGTGCTGTAACTCATCATTGATACGTTGAGCCATCAATTTAAAGGCGGTGGCCATACGCTTCGCGCTACGGTTATTCGCGACGATGAACAACGCGAGAGCTTTCACTTCCGGGGCTGTTTCGCTGAACATATCCCCCTGAGCAATAACATCGTTAATATGTTGGCCTGACTCCTTCGATTGCCTTACCAGGTCTACCGCATCTTTCAATGCCGCCAGCGCCTTTTTATCGAGGCTATCCGCTGTTTCAATACCATCAACGATAGTTGTCACAGCCTGCTTGTGCGCTTCTCCTGATAAAGCCTGCATCTGGACAAAATCATTGGCTGCCGCATTAAGCGCCGTCAGAACATTACGCATATCCGGATCAGGTTCTTCTGCAACCATTCTTACCAGGCGCGCATCCTTATATGCCTTGGCAAAGATCGCGTTTTGTATACGGTCAACAAGTTGTCGTGTTGGTCGCCCATCTTCCGTTACAAGGCCAGCAGCCTGTGTGGCACCAACTTGCGTCATGAATCCGCGAATAAACGCGTCATTACTGCGGCTAAGCAGATCTCCGCTTTCTGATGGGTTAAACAGCGCCATCATCGCCGGAGTTATGCTGTCGGCATCAACAAAAGCCTTTTCACTGGCTGCCATTTCCTGGAGATCAGAAATATTTGAGTCCTTGGCAAACTGAACACGGTCAACCTTCGTTAACCGGCGGCGCACCAGTACCGGAGCCGTCATTGATTCAACCTTTTCAGGTCGTATGCCGAATTCGGTCGCATGTTCAATCAGGTACTCACGATACCGATCCGCATTGCCGTCCTGATAGGCTTTGATGATCCCCATGGTCCGTCCATTACCTGACTCAACGGCATTGTCCTCACCAATTATCGGCGCGCCATGGCTGGATAAACCGGAATCGGTAAGCTGAGCAGGCCGCAAATCCTTGGATATCTGGTTGACCTGAAGAAGGCTGGATGCGCGGGTCCGGTCGCGCGGCTGAAGTTCCTGGGGATAGTCCGGATTAATTTTCCCGTCCAGAGTATTGGATACCAAAAGAGCTGAGGCATCGACGATATCAAACGCTGTTTTTACCTCGTCTCCCTTCGCTGTCACCACATACGAAACCCGCCCGTAATCGGGCAGGTTTTTTAGCAGCTCGATCAGCGTTTCTATGCTGGTGGCCATCACCACCTGATCGCTTAAGCTCATCCCTGTTACGCCTTATGCTGCCTCTTTAATGTTAGCGGCTATCCATGCCGCCGTGTGTTGTTTAACCTGGTCCAGATCGATGTATGTGCCAACATATTGACTCAAGTCCTGCAACGTACCGATAAATGCATCGGTGCTCTGATCGACGAATTTATCAGCCAGGAAATCAGCAACCAGTTTTGGCACACCATCATGTACCGAAGGTTGTTTTTCCTCGCCACTACCGCCGCCGGACGCGCCGTACCCCATCTGTTGCATGATCTGGTCAATTTCATCGCTGATATCCAGCAACTCCATGCCACTCGCGGTAGCCGCTTTGGACATCAGAGCATCCAACTTATCGCTGAGATCCATTAACTCAATAGCTGATAGTGTCATGCCGCTACCCCCGCTTTCTGGATTGCTACCAGCAGATCAGCCAGGTGGCGAGCAGCGCCATTAACCAGCTCTTCGTTTTCCTCAAAACGCCCGGCAGCCTGAAGGGCTGCAATCGCTTCCCGGACATTGCCCCGGGCGTTACGGATCTCCGCCATGTCAGTGCTTTGCATATCCATCACGTTATTGAGATATTCAATGGCTTTATTAGCCTCTGCATCTGCTTCGCTAACCGTTTCATCAGGCTGTGCCGGGGCCGGTTCTGGCTGAGTAATCTCACCGACTTCGGCCTGCAATGCATTGATCATGCTCTGCACCATTTTCTCGGTGCCAGCGCCACCCGGAAACGCAATATTGGGGAAAGTTTTTTGAAACTGAGTTTTCAGCATTACGCGGAACTCGTCTGGTGAGCTGGTGGCCAGATCCAGAGCTTTTTGTGCATATTTGCCAAACGGACCATTAGTAAGTGTCTTCGCCAGGAAGTCGAAAGAATCCTCGCGAGGCAATAACTTCAGGTCGTACTCACTCATTTGCTGATCAGAAAGCGGGGTATCGTAAGTAGCAATGCCGTAGCGTGCATATTCATAATACGGGTCACCTTCATCAGGGCGCGGCAGAATTGCTTTGTTGCCTTCAGGTATTGCGCCAGGGGCCGCCGGACGCATTTGCAAGGCATATCGATATGCACCTACAGAGACTTCTGGTTCAGGCGAAGAGCTACCGGTATCCTCCGCTGGTTCAGGTTCGACGTTTTCCGGTTTATGTTCTTCTGGTTGGACCAGATATTCCGATACATTACCCGCTTTATAGGCTTTAAACAGCTTGCCGATCGCATCTGCCATGTCCACACCCTGTATGGATTTAGCCTTGATCATGTACACGCTGCCATCCGAATCGGTTAACTGGATATACCCTTCGCCGTCCTCAATGAATTGCTTCATTGATGCTCCATTACTGAGCGTCACTTCCCCGTTCATATGCATACGATTTTTGATACTGGCAAGGCGATCCGTCAGCGCGCGAGAGTGCCCACCAGTCATCCCCGCTGGAGCAATGGTATCGCGCCCACCAGTGCGATTGAGCTGATCAATCTCCGTCTGCAAACGCTCATTCTCTTCATAAAGAGAATCCGCTTCCGATGCAACAGCGTTAATTTTCTGCTCCAGATCTGCCTTCTGCCCTTCTACCGCTGCCACCTGATCCGCGAGGTCGCTCATGGCATCCTCTTTCTGGTCACTGTCAGCCTGTAGTTGGGTTATTTCATCAACCAGGGCTTTTTTCTTCTTCTGCGCACGCTGGAATTTTGCCGAGTTTTTCTCTGCAAGGTTGGCAAGTTTCATAGTGACCTGCGCCAGCGTCATATCACGTCCACTCATCGGAGCAACGGTGTGAGTAACGTCTTTTTTATTCAGTAAGAACTGGAAAGCAACCAGCGTATCGCTATTGGTGATCCGGTTTTCCGCTGTCGGGCTATGAAACAGAATGCTGATAGTCTGACCATCACTGAGCGGAATAATGGCTGGCAGGACCGGCAGTCCGTTAACGTTACGTGCCCGACCAATTTCAGCGCCGCCGATCGCGCGCGCGCCGCTCTGGGCCACATCCCCCGTTTTATCACTCCCCGCAGAGATTCCGGTACCATTCAGCTTCTGGTTCAATGCCCGGACAAATGCCTGCATGGTCCGGTGTAACTGCAAACGAGTAGAACTAATCGCCTCCAGTAAATCCGTAGCACACCAGTGGATCGGCGTGTCATAGAAGAACGTAGCCTCGATTTCCTCCAGGGTGTTGGATTCCGTCATCAGATAGCGGTCCTCACCGGCCATTAATGCGCGATATTCATCATCAGTCACTGGCGGGGGAAGCACGTCTAGCCCAGGCTTGATCGTCACCCCTTTATTGATATTGAACTGTTCCATGTTAATTTCCTGCTTTCAGTTGCTTAAGACGACGTTTGAGTTCGCCATTCCGTGCCTTTTCGTTATTGAGTCGGCCCGTCTCCTTATCCAGCTTCGCCCGCAAATCAGTGATCTGCTGTTGATTGAAAGACACCGAATTCTGCGCGGACTTATAAGCGGCAACCACCTGAGCATTCCGCTGTTTTGCTTCTTGCAGGCGCTGAAAGTTGGATTTAACTGCCGGTTTCTTGTCTACCGGATTGGCAACACGCTTCGCTTTGGCGATCAGTGATTTCTGGAATTTTGCGGAGTTTTTGCGGGCCGCCTGTCCCATGACGGTACCAAGCGTCTTGATATCCGGCGACTGAGCGTTAGGAATAGATTTTCCATTCAGTTTCACAGACGATATATCGCCAGTATCGTTTACCTGTATGGCAAGAATTTGTCCGTCGTTAAGAACCAGCTTTGCGGTTTTAACTTTAACGCCATCTTTCGTTGTTGCGCGGTTGCTGGAGTCAACCTCAATTACCGTAACCCCGGTTTTATTGATCGCCGCGATAAGGGATTTCAGCCCCTTTTCATTAACTTGGTCAAAATCGACCGTTGCATACTTATTTTTCGTCATCTGACACATCCTGTGCGAGATTTATTACGTAACTTCTGCGGATTTGCTGAGTAACAGGGAAAATCCGATACAACGGGTTAATGAACGAGTCGCCATGCGTAACCATGACGTTGAAATGCCACAGTCGCTCTCCTTTACCCATATATTCAGTGGGTATGTACAACCATTCACTGTTTTCGCCCTGTTCAGCCGACGTCAGACAACGTTGTTCGCCTTCAATAACTGTCGTCGGCTTCTGAACATCGCGGATCCAATATCTGACCGTTGCGCCGCGCAAAAACGGGAATTTAGACCGGTATTTGAACGGCACCCGGATGAAACCCGGTTTAATTTCCACATCACCAAGTTCTAAATGCGTGATGTCCTTGCGTTTTAGCAAATAGCGATCGGCTAAGGCTAACGCAAGAGCGCATACACCCCAGCCAATCATTTCCCACCTCCCTTTTTCACCAAACTTGTAAGAACATTCAGAATGCTATCGATATTCACTCGTTTCATCCCTGAAATCACCTCATGACCGTTATTGCTGGCTATCGTTACCATTAAGTACGTAATTGATAACTCCCAGCCCTCGTGTTGCCCCAATAGGTACGCCACCGCGCCAGCTGTCACTGCAACAAAGATCTCCGTAACCAATCCCAACAAATTGCCAGACTGGCGACCGTCTCGGACATCCATCAGGAACGTGCCTATCCCACCAATTACTGAAAGCAGGAGCGCAATAGCAACTGGAGCTAATTCCTGTGTGTCAAGCACAAGTTCCCTCCTACGTTGTCAGGAGGTAATGGTATGCAAAGTAACTTCTCAACCGGTCATTTGTTGCTTAAGAGGCTATTCTATTGAGGTACGAATCGATAATCCTTTGTAACCTTTCAAGAATGAGTCTGTTATTGATGCTGCAAATAATAGTCACGCAATTCTGAAGATTTTCATCCATACCCTTATATTCCGCGAAATACATGCCTATAAAGCCTGCAAGTACGGCGGAAATACACTCGTCCAGCAATTGTCTGCATGACGCTTCGTAACGTTTTTCACGAACCCCATTCAGAAACGAATGCACTCCACCAAAGATAGATAAAAATAAAATTGTTAAGTCAAGCATAAAAACCTATCAAATTTTTAGTTAATCATCATTGGGGAACGGTATGTACTTTGTGATTTCCACACATACTGGTTTTTGTTAATTAAAATCCGCAGCTTGCTATAAATAACGATAGTGAGCAAAAAATATGCTAATTGGCTATGTGCGCGTATCAACAAATGAACAAAACACTGCTTTACAACGAAATGCCCTAGAAAGCGCAGGATGTGAGCTAATTTTTGAGGATAAGGCGAGCGGCAAAAAGGCTGAACGCCCAGGGTTAAAAAAGGTTCTGCGTATTCTTTCCAGAGGTGACACCCTGGTCGTATGGAAGTTAGATCGTCTTGGGCGCAGCATGCGTCACTTGGTTGTGCTGGTGGAAGAGCTGCGTGACAGAGGCATTAACTTCCGAAGTCTCACTGACTCCATCGACACCAGTACACCAATGGGGCGCTTTTTCTTTCACGTAATGGGGGCGCTGGCAGAAATGGAACGTGAGCTTATCGTTGAACGTACACGCGCTGGACTTGATGCAGCTCGCGCAGAAGGTCGTATAGGTGGACGTCGGCCTAAATACCAAGAAGAAACATGGCAGCAAATGCGGCGATTGCTCGAGAAGGGCATCCCCCGTAAGCAGGTTGCAATCATCTATGATGTGGCTGTTTCCACGCTTTATAAGAAGTTTCCGGCGTCATCCTTTCAATCCTAAACCTTGGTTTAAGAGAACTCGGTACCAGCGGTGAAAAGATCCCCCTGTTGAGCACGGCTAACACGTGGAGTGCACGCCAGACTTTCAACGGCGGGATCACCGGGGG